AAATGATATATTTTTTACATATTTTTATAATATTTAATTTATATATATTTTCAATACGATTATATGTAACTTCTTTATATTTAAATAAATCAACATTTAAACTATTAAATAAAATATTTAAAAACCCTTTATTCAATAGAGATAAAAGTGAAAAAATATTATATAAATATTTTGAAAAATGGGCAGTTAACAAAGCATATGAATTTAAAAAGTTTCATAAATATAAATGTTCTAATATATTTATAGAAGATTTGATTATAGCAAGTAAAATAGGGCTTTTTAAATCTGTAAAAAAATATAATGGAAAAAGTTCATTTACTAATTATGCAAATATTTATATTAAATCTGAATTATTAAAAATACTTACATCTCATTTTTCATTAAGCACTTTATCTAAAAGTTATAGAACTAAAAGCAAAATAAATATGTCTAATGATGATATAATATTGTACAAAAAACTATTAAATACAAAAATAATATATAGTAATGACATATGGCAGTTAGAAAAAATGCATTACAATAATAATTATAATAATAATATTTTAAACAATATAAACAACAATTTTAAATTAGAAGAAATAATAAATATAATTAACTCATCATTAACACCCTTTTTAAAAAGAATTTTTTATTTAAAATATAGTATAGATTTTAAACCTGTTAGGTCAAATAGGCATGTAGCAGAATTAATGTGTTGTTCAGAAGAATATATTAGAAAAAGTTTAATTAAAATTTCATATATTATTAAAAACACTCTTTTAACAAATTGAATTTATATTTAATTAAACTACTTAAGTAAATATAATTAGTATTCCAACAGTGGAATATTTAAGACTTTATTTGGTTTATATTTTAATATATCTAATTGTTTTTTTGTAGTAGGAAATTCACTTTCTCCATAAATATCTTGCAACATTAACCATTCAAACATTCCACCTGTATAAATAAAAACATTATAAAATCCAAGTGAAGCTAATTGATTATATTTATTATAAATTTTTTCATCATTACAATTTTTACCATAAATTATTATTTTAATATCTTTTTTACCATTTTGGATACATTTATTTATTATTGCTTCTTCATTTTTAATATTTATTGTGTTTATAATTAAACATTCTTGTTCTGTTTCAGATAGTGTATTGATTAGTAAATGTCCTTCTAAATTTTTTAATATAAATTGAATATCCTCATAATTAATTTTTATTGAGGTTGATATCTTATTTCCCATTATTTATTTATATTTTATAATTTTAAATTTAAGTTTTTGAAATCATTATTTATATAATGAAAAATTAAAAAACTTAAAAGACCAAATATTACATCATATAATAAATATATCCAGGATGAACTTATTTTATTTATAGCATTATATGCAAATAATAAGTAAAATATAGCATGTATTGGTCTTAAATTATTCCACCATATTTTATCACCAAATGTCTCTGGACCTGAAGTTCTAGTTCCAGTTAAAAATAAATATATAAAACCAATAGCCGGAATTAATGCTATATATCCTAATATAGGTAAATATTGAATAGGAATTATTTTTGCCATATACATTATAGCTAAACGCGTCGGTATACATCCAAATAAAAATAAGATAAAACGCTTTTGAATATTATTCATTTATATATTATTATAATACATAAATAAATTAATGAAATTTTACTACAATTTCAACTTCTTCCTTTTTTATACTTTTTGTGGCGGATATTGATAATTCTTCTCTCTTCTTTCGAGTTTTAGAATTGTCTGTAATTGAATCTTTTCTCTTTGATGTACTATTTCTACTATTCATATCTTTTTCAATTATATCATAATTTTCTTCAATATAATCTATTATTTTATTTTCAATTGCCCATTTAAAAAAATTTAATTGACCTATTGTCGTTTCAATAAAAGTTCCATTTTTATATGGAATACTAATTCTTTCCCATCTACAAAATGGATCAAAACGTTTTTTTGAATAAGCTTTTAATTTTAATTTATAATCAAAATATACCTTAAATCTAATCTTTTCTCCATTTTGATTTTCCATATGATATAATGTGTAATTTTTTTTGGCATAATTTGTAACAAACCAATCTACTATTCTAAGTGATATATTATCATCACCTGTTATAATTTTTAACATTCTAGCGAGAACACTTTCATCCTTATAAAATTCTAATAAATTATTTAATAATAATTCATTTTGTGTTGTAAAATTAGTAATAGCACTCATTATGATAGATTCTTTAAAAATTATTTAAGTTGTTTTCGAGAAAAATATTTAAAATTAAACTTATAAATTTAAAAACTTAATAATATATATAATGAGTGGTTTAATGTCCTTTTTTTTTGGTCCTTTAGATAAAAGTGCTTGTATTTATTTTTTTCTAATATCGGCAGTATTTTTAATGTCATTTCTTTTATTATTAGGTTCTGAGATTATATATTTATTAACAAATTCAGGTAAACTTAACATAAGAATTGTTGCAACTGGTGTTATGATGTTATTTAATGCTTTTCTTGCTTATTTTGTTAATAGATTATTATATACCATATGTTCTAAATCATTAGCTTAAATATAAATAATCTTATATTTTATGTAAATGGAGCTTTTGTTTCATCATGAGTTGTATTAATTGGTTTTAAGAATTGATCTCTTATTGATATATCATTTACATAATTAGTTTCCCCCAAAAATGGATTATAACCTATTTGTTGTATTAATTCACGATTAGCTAATTTATTACCCATTTCTTCTCTCTTATTTGATACTTTAAAACCAGAACCTGATAAAGATTGATTTAATATTTCCCAGGTATTTTCATCATGATGTAAAGATGATGTGTATGCTGATGAGTCCATCTCTTTTTTAAAATTAACATTTTCCATTTCAATTTGATGTTTCATACGTCTTGATCTTTCAAATGGCTTACCATCTGTCCATTTCCAATTAATTTCATTTTTACTCTGCATACTTAATAATATTATTTATATATATTATTAATTATTTAATTGAACTATTATCATTTTCCAATATAGATGTATTATCTTTTACTAAATTATCTTTTTTAACTAATTTTAATTGTTTTGTAAATAAAAATTTATCATCATTTCTTCTTCTTCTTTTTAAATTACAATCTAAACATGCTAAAAAAAAGTTGTTTAAATTATGTCCTTTATAATTATCTATTCTATCCACAGACCATTGTTTCATTTCTCTCGAAATATCATAAAGAACATTCATTTTATCAGCACAATAATAACATTTAAGTTCACATTCAACCATTTTATTTATAATTGAATCAAAATTTATAAATTGTGTTTCATCTAAAAGTTTTTTAATTATATCTTGTTGTTTGTAACCATAAATTTTTTTATTTATTTCTTGAATAGCAATTTTACTAACATCATCTACATAATTATAGTTATTATCTTTTATTTTTTTAACCATTAAAACTTGATTTTCATGAAGATAATTATCTGTTGAAAAATTCCAATTTTCAGAAGCAACTCTTTTTTTTTCCTTTTCTATTTTATTCATTTCTGTATTAAATAATGATTTTGTTACCTTTTTATTTGTTATATTTATATTAACTTTTTTTACTTCACTCATATAATTATAAAAATATAATATTTAATATATAATCGATATAAATATACAACCATAAATATATATTTTGTAAAATCAAGTTAAACTTAATTTTATATATATTTATATAGATGGAAGACATTAATAATGATATATCAACTGATACAGTTAGTGAATGTCAAGAATTGAAAAATATAAAATATAAAACAATGTTATTAAATGGAGTTCAAATACAAGAAACTAAGTCATCAAATAATTTATCTAATTTAGATAAATTTCTTGAAAATGAAAAAAATAATAATATTAATGAACCATGGTGTAAATTAAATAAAACAATTAAAACAAAAAAGATTGAAGATTTTATTGATTTATATAAAAATCAAAATGAATTAACTAATGAAGAAACTATACTATTAACTTCTTTTTTAAAAGATTGTTTGGATAGAAAAAAATTACAAAGAGTTAAAGATGTAATTTATGATAAAGAAACTGGTACTATTAAACAAATACCTGCTCTTTGTTATGTAAAAGCTAGTAAACATTTTACTCTTAAAAATATGGATAAAAGAATATCAACTCTTAAATCTTTAGCTCCTAAAAAAACAACACAAGGTACAATAAGAAAAAAAGAAACTAAGACTGTAGATACTGATTCTGAAGAAGATTCAGAGAATTAAAGAAAAAGTGGTCTATATTCAGCAAATATAGGTTTTGATATAGCATCAGGTTTAGGTGTAATAAAGAATGATAAACTTATAGAAAAATTAGAATAATTTTTAATATATATTTTTTAAATATTTAATTATATATTAAAAACATTTAAACAAACTATATAGTATGACAACGTATATTTGGGACTTAGAACCATTAGAAGATATTTTGGATACATTAGTTTTTGAAGATGAGCCTTCAATATTTGATGATGAAATTGCTGTGGAATTAGTAGAAACAGCACTTCATTTAATGGAAGAATATATGGAAAATAACCCACACGCAATATCTGATCCAGATTTTCATGAGATTTTACTTGAAGAAATCAAAGAAATTTTTTATATACAAATGGAAGAACATATTTTAGAAAGTGATTTCATTGAAGATGATATGAATGATTTACTTGAAGATGCTTTTTATATATTTATTACAACATTTTATCCAGAACGTTCAATAGATAATAATGATAATGAAATTAAAGATGTTGATGATTTAAATGAAATTAATAATGAAGATATTGACATTATAAAAAATAAAATTCAAAGTTTGAGAGAAATTCCACAACCTGTTCAAAGAACACAAGAATGGTATCAATTTAGATGGAATTTAATTACGGCAAGTAATGCGTGGAAAGCATTTGAATCTCAAAACACAATAAATCAACTTATTTATGAAAAATGCCAACCATTGAAAGATTTTAATGTTGAAAATGATGATGATCATAAAATGGTTAATACAAATACAACTTTACATTGGGGACAAAAATATGAACCATTATCAGTAATGTTATATGAGCATATATATAATTCAAAAGTGGAAGATTTCGGTTGTATTCAACATCCTGTCTATAAATTTATAGGTGCTTCTCCAGATGGTATTATAATAGAATCAAATACTGGACGATTTGGACGTATGTTAGAAATTAAAAATATTGTTAATCGTGAAATAAATGGAATTCCAAAGAAAGAATACTGGGTTCAAATGCAATTGCAAATGGAAGTATGTGATCTTGATGAATGTGATTTTTTAGAAACTAAATTTACAGAATATAATGATTATAATAGCTATTTAATAGATTCATCAAAATCATATTATGAAGGAAAAGAGTTTAATAGTTATATAACTGCTAGTGATGGTTCATATAAAGGAATAATTATTTATTTTCATACAAAAGAAGGAAGACCACATTATGAATATATGCCATTGAATTTATGGACTCCAGAAGATGTGACTAAATGGGAAGAAAATATATTACATAAATTTGAAATGGAACCATATAATTATACATTTATGAAATTTATATATTGGAAATTAGAGAAGCTAAGTTGTGTTTTAGTGTTAAGAAATAAAGAATGGTTTAAAAATAATATAGGGCAATTGGAAAAAGTTTGGAGAATTATTGAGCAAGAACGCATTACTGGATATGAACATAGAGCTCCCGTTAAAAAAACAAAAAAAGAACAACCTACCAAACCATTTATTACTAATCAAGAAATATGTTTTTTAAAAGTAATTAAAATTGATAATTTAGATATAAATCCAGAAACTTAGTATAATATATTCTGCATATCAGTTCTATATGGTAAACTATCAATTAATTGTTCATCGGTTGTAAAATAACCTATTCTTGTGCCACATTCTGGATTAACTGGAGGTAATGGAGTAATATAATTAGATTTTAAAAATTTTTCATGATATAAGGCTCCACACATTGAACCAGGAGTACAACGACCAACATCAGGATTATTAGGATATCTAATATTATTTGTTATTTGTTTATATGATCCTAAAGTAAAAGTTGGATAATGCCACCACATATCGCTTGATGTTTCATTTGATATTTGATTCTTTCCAATAGGTGGGTATGTATCCTGAACTAAAACTTGTATTTGAGAATCAGGAACATTTCCCATAGCTTGGTCTAATTTATAATTCGAAAAACCTTCGTAATTTTTAAAAAATAATGGCAAGACAACGGCTAGTATAATTAACATCGACAAAAAAATTATTTGATTCATATATATAATTAATATTTAAAATAGAATTAAATATTTTAAATTTATTTTAACTTATTATTTTATCTTCATAATTTATATGAGTAATATAGATTTATTAAATATATCGAATAAATTAACAGGATTTTCTAATCTAGATAATAGTGATTTAGATTTAACATGGGGATATTTAAATAATCTTGTAAGTTGTAAAGAACTCTTAATTTTAATGTTATCAAAGATTTATTCCATTCCAATGATAGATTATATGGCATTTACAGATAACACAAATTCAAAAAAAGTTTATGAAGATTTTGGACTAACTCTTGAACAAGCAACAAATGTTCAAAGTTTAAATTTGGAACTTCTAAATATACAAAAAATATTAGAATGTTTTTGTTTACAGACATTTTCATTTGTTTCTTATTCAAGTGATATTTTATATGAATTAATTGATAATATACCTCAGGACGTAAATATAGATAGTATACAAAAATTTATTAATACAATTGAATCTTTTAAAAATTCACAAGATGGAGGTGATCTAAATAATAAAATAATAGTAGTAATAATAAAAATATTTTTATTAATGTCAATATTTATACCAATAACTAGTAGTAATGAACAAATTTTATCAGCATTACAATTAATTACAAATGTAAATAATCCATATCAACCATATAATACAGCATTAATAAGTGTTCAAGATGATGAATTTAAGACAACTATAAAACAAATTAAAACCTCAATACCACAAGCTGAGGAGTTTGATGTATCAAAAACATTAATAACATATGACAATGAAGTTCAACAGTCGTTAAAGACGATAACTGGTCAATTAATATCTCTATTTTCTACTCCTGAAAATGGAATAAAAGTATTTAATGATATTGTTGTTGATTTTAATAAAAAAAGCAATATATTTACACAAGAAGCATCAAAGAGTTGTTTTGAATTAATTGATATTATTTACGATAGGGGTTTATTTTCAAATATACAAGATTTAGATTCAATTGAACAAACAAATGAAAAAATAAATCAAATAGAAAAAATTGTTGAAGAGGAGAAACGAAATACTATGGAAAAAGCAGGAGTATCTGCTATGGCAGCAGTAGCTAGTGCTGCATCATATGTTACAAATCCAACTTTAGCTGCCGCAAATATGGCAAGTTATCTAGTATCTTTTGGAGAATCCGTAACTGATTTAATTTCATCAACATCAAAAACCCAAAAACAAATAATGGAAGTAGCAACAACCGATCAACAACAAAAATTAACAGCACAAGAGAAAATAAATCTAGAATCAAATTTACGTAAATATTCTAAACTTTATTGTTCATATGGATATAACTTACAATTGAATTTTGATCAAAATGAAAAAACCCTAAAAGTTATAGGCTCTAAAATAAATTACTCGTGGATGGAAAACTTAATTAATGTCTTAGAAAAAAATTTAGAATTAGAAATAACAAAATTATCCACAAATTTAGAAGAAAATAATATACAATTACAGTTAATTATAAGTACAAAACAGCGTTTAAATATATTAAAACGTATTACAATTTATTTAGCTGAAATAATAAATTTTAGTTCTGATTCAAAAATGATAAATTTACAGGTTTATCCTTCAAAAGATACTCCAGAACAAATAAAATTATATTTTGACTCAGAATTAGATGAACTTAATAAGTTGTTAAATTATTTACAAATGCAATTTCCTCAACAAAAAAAGGAATTAGAAAATAATAAAAAAATTATTGAAGAACAACAAGAATTGGCTATCCAAAAACAGGAGATAATAAATATAAATACTAATGCTACAGCTATTATAAATCAAATGGCTGCTGAAAGAAGCGCAAGAAATGTTGCTAGTCAATTTTATGCTTTTAAAACATGGGCACAAAGCTACGTTGAAATGGCAAAAAATGGCACAAGATTTGGATTTCAAAGTACAGAAGAAGTTTTAACAGAGATTTCTAAAGGATTAGTTAATATTGTAACTAAACCTACATTAGATGCCATCAAAGAATTTTTTTTATTATTGATTACAAATCCAAGTGGATGGATAGTTTTAGGTACTGGTTTAATTGCTTTTTTAATAATAATAGAACTTTCTGGTCTAGGTTTAATAAAAACATTCGTCTCAAATGGTTATAAATTTGTAGTATTTATTTTTGGAAATATTATTTATATTTTTAAAGTTATTGTTACTCCATTTGGTTGGTTACTAAAGAAAGAAAAAGTATTATATATACAACCTTCTACAGATATAAATACTAATATAGATGTTCCTCAACCAATGATATTGGAAAACAATAATAATGATGAAATACAGGCAGCTCAGGCTTTATTAGATTTAAGTAGATCTAGTAGAGGTGGAAAAAAAACAAAAAAAAATAAAAAACAAAACAAAAACAAACCAAAGAAAAGTAAAAAACATATAAAAAAAATAAATAAAAATAAAACAAAAAAAAATAAAAAACTTAAAAAAAATAATCGTAAAAAATCAAGACGCAATTAAAATAAAAATAATTTAAAATATTTATTTATTTAAATTATTTTTATGATGAATTTTTAAATTTATTATAAAATGGGTTTAAAAATATAGTGTTAAATTAAATATATACAATGGACGATTCAACAGAAATGCGTGTAATTAAGAGAAATGGTCAGCTTGAGGATTTGACTTTCGATAAGATTCTTAATAGGATAAGAAAATTAGGTCAAGAAGCTAATATTCATATTAATTACCAATCTTTAGCTATGAAAGTTATAGATCAGTTATATGATAAAATTCCAACAACAAAAATAGATGAGTTAGCTGCTGAGCAATGTGCTGTTATGTCAACAAATCATCCAGATTATGCATCATTAGCAGGTCGTATTGTTGTATCAAATCACCAAAAAAATACAGATCATATTTTTTCAAATGTTATGAAGTCTTTATATGAATTTAAGAATATACATGGTGAGAATAAACCATTAGTTTCTCAATCATTATGGGATTTTGTTAAAAATCATGAGAATAAATTAAATAATATGATTGAACATGATAGAGATTATTTGATTGATTACTTTGGATTTAAAACATTAGAGAGAGCTTATTTATTTAAGATTGGTAACAAAATTGTTGAAAGACCCCAACATATGTGGATGAGAGTTGCTATTGGTATTCATGGAAATAATGAATCAATTAATCAGGATGAATGTCTAAAATTAGTTAAAGAGACATATGATTTAATGTCACAAAAATATTTTACTCATGCTACACCAACTTTATTTAATGCTGGAACACCAAGACCACAATTATCAAGTTGTTATTTAATAGCAATGGAAAATGATAGTTTAAATGGTATTTATAACACATTACACGATTGTGCTATGATTTCAAAGTATGCTGGAGGAATTGGTCTCCATATACATAATATTAGAGCAAAAGGAACACATATTCAAGGAACAAATGGCACATCAAATGGTCTTATTCCAATGTTAAGAGTATTTAATAATACAGCTCGCTATGTAGACCAATGTGTTCATCCAGAAACAATAATTTATACTACAAATGGACCAATTCAGATACAAAATTGTAGTTTTGGAGAAACAAAAATATTTAATTTAAAAGGAGAATGTGAAACAATTGAAAATGTTCTTGAACATCCTTATGATGGAGATATTTTAAATATAGAAACTATGCATTCTATAGACAACTTAAAAATAACTCCAGAACATCCTTTATTTGTTTTAAGAAATCAACAAAAAGGACTAAATTATAGCGTTATTAAAAATAGACTTGATAATAAATCTACTAATTTTGAATGGACTGAAGCAAATAAATTGAATAATACTGATATGTTAGTTTATAGAATTCCAGAATATAGTTTTGATTTTGAAAATATAACATCTAACGATTGTTATATGTATGGTATTATATTGGGTGATGGAAGTATGAATAATGAAGACCAAAATGGATATATATCATTGCATACGATAAATAAAAAAAATATACTTGATTTTTGCATAAAATATTTTGAAGAAAAATGTATTCAATATAAAATTGATGTAAATGAAAATACAACAAGAATTAGATGGAATAAAACTATAAATATGCCTTTTAGATATAATGACATCTATGATATTAATAAAAATAAATATATCCATAGTAAATGGTTAAATTTGCCAATTGAGAAATCAAAATATATTTTAAAAGGTTTATTAGATACAGATGGATGTAATCATAAAGAACTTGTTTTTGATAATACATCAAGAAATTTAATTGAAAGCGTTAGATTTATTTGTTTAAAACTTGGCATATTGACAAGTGGATATATAAGAGATAGGGTAGGAGAAACACACGAAACGGAAACTGGTAAATCAATTACAAATAAAAAAATAAGCTATTGTTTAAGAATTCCTAAAACTAGTTCTATATGTGAATTAATGAATATTGGTTATGATGAAAATCAGTTTTTTAAATTTTTAAGGTATGATAATTATTTGCTTTCCAGAATAAAATCTATAACTCAAGAAACCTATTCTGGAACATTATATGATTTACAAATGAAGAATGAACACAATTATATGTTACATAATGGAATAGTTCATAATGGAGGTGGAAAGCGTAATGGTTCATTTGCTATTTATTTAGAGCCGTGGCATGCTGATATTGAAGACTTTTTAGAAATGAAGAAGAACCATGGAGACGAAGAGATGAAAGCACGTGATTTATTTTATGCTTTGTGGATTTCAGATTTATTTATGGAGAGAGTAAAGGATAATGGAAAGTGGTCGTTATTTTGTCCGCATGAGTGCCCTGGATTATCTGATGTATATGGAGAAAAATTTACGAAACTATTTAAACAATATGAAGTGTCAGGTAAAGCACGTAAAGAAATTAACGCGCGTGATTTATGGTTTAAGATTTTAGATGCTCAGATGGAAACAGGAACCCCATATCTTTTATATAAAGATGCAGCTAATTCAAAGTCAAACCAGAAAAATCTTGGCACGATTAAGTCATCAAATTTATGTTGTGAAATTGTCGAATATTCTGATGATAAAGAAACTGCAGTTTGTAATTTAGCTTCTATTGCTTTACCTACATTTATTAATCAAGAAACGAAAACATTTGATTATGATAAACTTCATGAAGTGACCAAAGTAGTAACAAATAATTTAAATAAAGTAATTGATATTAATTTTTATCCTACCGAAAAAACAAAAAGAAGTAATATGAGACACAGACCTATTGGTATTGGTGTTCAAGGTTTAGCAGATGCGTTTGTTTTACTCGATTTACCATTTCACTCAGAAGAAGCCAAAGAAGTTAATAAATTAATATTTGAGACTATATATCATGCTGCTTTAGAAAGTAGTAATGAAATTTCAATTGAACGTAAAAAAAAACTCTTACAAAAAGAATTAAGACATGTTGATATTATGGAAATGACAAATCAATGGGATTATGATGGAATATTTAAAAATGAAAAATATAAATCAAATTTTTTGAATAATCCATATATCGGTTCATATAGTTCATTTGCTAGTTCTCCTGCTGCAGAAGGAATTCTTCAGTTTGACATGTGGAATGTTATTCCTTCCGATCGTTATGATTGGAATAAACTTAAGGAATCTATTAGGTCTCATGGTCTTAGAAATTCATTGCTAGTTGCACCAATGCCAACTGCGTCTACATCACAAATTTTAGGATTTAATGAATGTTTTGAACCATTTACAAGTAATTTATATAGTCGACGCACCTTAGCAGGAGAATTTGTAGTTGTAAATAAATATTTAATGAAGGAGCTTATAGATTTAGGTTATTGGAATGAACAGATCAAAAATAATATTATAGCAAATAAAGGTTCTGTTCAACAATTAACTATGTTACCAGAACATGTTAGAAATAAATATAAGATTGTTTGGGAAATTCCAATGAAACATGTTATTGATATGGCAGCTGATAGAGGTGCCTTTATTTGTCAAAGTCAAAGTTTAAATTTATGGATAGAAGATCCTACTTACAACACACTTACATCTATGCATTTTTACTCATGGAAGAAAGGATTAAAAACAGGAATTTATTATTTAAGAAGAAAAGCAAAACATCAAGCTCAACAATTTACTATCGAACCTGAACAAAGAAATGATCCAGAAGAAAAAGATGAAATATGTGAAATGTGTTCAGCTTAAAATATAAATTATTAATTAAATTTATTAAATAATAATTTAATACAAATTTATTTTATTTGCTATTTTTTTAAATGATTCACATGTTATATATAAATCAAAATTATACTTTAATTTGATAAAACATCTTAATGTTACAAGTATATCGTTAAATGAATTATGAAGATTATTTGGAGAACATTCAAACAATTTATTATGAAGTTCAATCAGTTTTGGATATTTTAAATATTCTTTGCCAAATTTATCTATTGCCTTTATATTACATAGATCAATTGATTCTTTTAGTGTACAATATATATTTTTAAAATTAGTTATAAAATGCAAGTCATATTTATATTGTTTTATTTGTTTTGTTCCAATTAAATTTGATTTATTATAAATAAATCTAAGTAATTCAATTTTTAACATATTTATGTCAAAATTTATATTATGTCCTACAATAAAGTCAATATTTTTTAAATGTTCAAAGAATTCATTTAAAACTTCATTTAATAAACTACCTTTATAATGACTTATTTCATTTGTTATACCATGAATTTTTGATGATTCTTCACTTATTAAAATACTTTCCGGAACTTTTATAATATAGTCTCTTGATTCAGTTATTTCATTAGAATTTAAATCAAATATTACATAACTAAATTGTACTATATTAGGCCATTCATTTAAACTATCTGGACTAATTATTTTACTCTTAGGCAATCCTGTAGTTTCGGTATCAAAAACTAAAATTCGCATATTAATATTGTCATAAAATTGTTAAATTATATTTAAGTATTTATTATTTATATCAATTAAAAAATCAATTTTTTAATTATTTAATAAGTCAAATTTATATCTTTTAAAGGCAAAGCTATAAACTTTATTAAACATAATTTTTACATGGTGCGAAACTTCGTCTATGCCATATTGTTATTCCATGCTCCTTTATACCTTCTAAATGTCTTTTGGCGCCATAACCTTTATTAGAATCAATACCATAAAATTCTATTAATTCTGGATTTTCTTTACATAAATCATCAATATATTTATCTCTTTCTACTTTCGCTAGAATAGATGCTGCCGCTATTGAAGCATATTTATTATCACCACCTTCAACTGTTACGTAAGGTATTGTTTCTATTTTATTTGTATCCTTATTGAATGTAGTTATAGGATTAAAATAATTTCCATCAATTAATAAATTAAAATTAAAATCTAATTTTTTTATTTTTGATGGATTAGCTTCTTTACATAATTTATTATAAATTTTACATGCTTGTCTAATAGAATTATGCATAGATAATTGTGTAGCTTGTAATATATTTATTTCGTCAATTTTTTTCTCATCAGCATAAGTTACACTCCACGCTAAAGCATTTTCTTTTACATAATTTGCTGCTTCTTCAATTTTCTTTTTTGAATGAAATTTTTTGCTATCTTTTACTTTTGAATAATCAAAACTATCATCTTTAGGTAAAATTACTGCTGCGGTATAAACTCTTCCAAATAGAGGTCCACGTCCTGCTTCATCTACCCCTATTTCAATAATTTTTTCATCTTCATTAAAACACTTTTTTAAATTGTTAAGAGATTGTTTAATTTTTTTTAAAGTTGTTTTATTTTTTTTAGATTTCTTTGTTAAAACATATTCTTCATCTGATGAAGAATCATCAATAACTTCTGCATTGATATAATCACTACTCATATTTATTATACTATGCATATAATATAATTGATTATTATCAAATCAATTTTTTTAAGAATATATACATAAAATTCAAACTTTTTTCACAATATAAATTATACAATGAATACTGAAGCATTATTTCTATTCCTAATTTTATTGTTGGGTCTTTTATTATGTTCTTTTTTAGGAGGTAATTGTGGCCAAGAAGGATTTTCTGGAAGTTTTTCTGGAACATTTACAGCTAATTCTAACGATAATCGTAATGTAAATAGAAAATCAACCAGTGGAACTTCTACAAGTTCACCAACAAGATATGATAATTATAATCATTATACGAGAAATTCAACGCAATTATCTGCCGGAACAACTTATTATGGACCTAACGGCACTACAGCAACAGTCGTAACAAATAGTGATGGTACCCAATCATTACAAATTTTATTACCAGATAGTTCAACCCCTAAAACATTTACTGTAAATCAACAATCTACTGATGCATCAGGTTCAACTGTTGAAAATTATACAAATTATTATGGATACAATGCTACAGCAACAAAATTTTATGGTCCAAATGGTTCTACTGCTACAGTTGTAAATACTGATAATGGTCAACAAGCTATAAAAGTAACTACTTCAACTGGTACATATTATTATAATATGTCAGGTTCTCCATCTAATTATACTGATACATCTACACAATATTATGGCAGTACAGGATATACTGTACAAACATATGATGGTTCTTATGGAGGAACTGCTGGTTCTGTTACGGGACCATATGGTAATACAGCATATTATGCTCAAGGACCAGCTGGAAATACTATTGCCGGAACATCTACGGCTAATCAATATTACGGACCTTATGGAAATGCAAGTGCAGGATCAGTAACAGGTCCAGCAGGAAATACAGCATATTATGCACAAGGTCCAGCAGGAAATACAGCAGTCGGTACTACTTCTAATACAGATTATTATAGTTCTTTGCCACCTGGAATTCCAAGAAGTCAAATACCTCCTGGTCAAGAAGATCTATATATCTTAAAATCACAAGTTGTTCCTCCTGTTTGTCCAGCATGCCCTACTTCAGCTGCTTGTCCTAGACAAGAACCATGCCCACCATGCCCTGCCTGCGCAAGATGTCCTGAACCAGCATTTGAGTGTAAAAAAGTTCCTAACTATAATGCCATAAATAATGAATATCTACCGGCACCCATATTAAATGATTTCTCTCAATTTGGTATGTAATTAAATTATTTAATTCAATAATTTTTAAATAATTTATAATAAAACTTTATGATTAATGTCTTCTTGTATTTCTTTTTATTTTAATATTTTTAAATTTAATGGTTTGATTTTTATTTTTTATTTTATTTTTTTTTGTATGATTTATTTTTGATTTGCGTTTATTTTTAAATGAAACTCCACCATACACCGGAATAGATGTATCTATTTTATTATTTTTCATCCATGAATCATTTGGAATATCATTATAAGTATTTTTTATTTTTTTACTTAATTGATCATTATTATCTTCCCTTAAACGTTTTCTTGTTTCTTGAACTTTAGTCTCAATTGGTGATTCATCTATATTTTGAGTCAAAGCCATTTTTAATAAATCTAATTTTGTAAACGGTAAATTTAATTGTTTATAATTATATTCTTTTATATTATCATCAATTATTGAAGCCAATAACTCTTTCATTTCAGTTGTATCATAATCTGTATTTATAATTGTATCAATCAAAGAAAATATATTTAATTGCTCTTGATATTTATTTAAAATATTATTCATTTGTTCTACATTATATGATAAATCAATCTTTTTTAAATCATCTATTATTTTATCATTATTAATAATTGGAACATAAGATGAATTTATGGAATTAATATCTAATAATAAAATTTTTATAAAAATATCTTTTATATTATCTGTTTGATTTATTGATAAATCTATATAAATTTTGTTGATATTATTAATTATATATGTAAATTTTTTTAAATAATTACCTATATTACATTTGTAACTATCATTATAAAAATTAGTAAGAATATCTTTATTTATATTTTTTGAAGCAATAATTTTATTATCCTTTATGTTTTGATTTAATATATTAAGGTTTGAATCTAAACGATATCGTTTTTGTTCTGTTTGTAAGTCTTCATCAAATTGACGCGGTCTCTTTTCACCTCCAACTGTTTCTACCATCTTGATTGGACCTCTTGGTATAAATCCAATTAAGTTTTCTTTTTTATTATTTATTTGTTTAATATATTTTTCGATATCTTCTTTTGTTGTGAATGTTTTTGCTGTTATTTCTTTAATATAATCTTCATTTTTAGACATTATTTCTTTAAACTTTGAAACTGGATCTTTTTGGTTTAATAAATTTATAAATTGTAATGTAGCATCTGTAAATTTAGCATCATTTATTGCTATTTCATCTGGTGTTGCATTACTATCAACTTCTTTTAATGGTTGAATTAAATTTTGTGTTATTGACTGTTTTGGAATTTCTATTGTAAAATTTTTTTTATCAAATTTTATATCATTTAAGCAATTTATATTAGAAAAATATTTTGAAATAAAACTATTAAATTCTTTATTATTTAATAAATTATTAAGTTCTTTAAATCTCGACTCTATAAAATTATATAAATTCTTTTTATTCTTAGCATCAACTGAAAGTAATTTTTCATTTAATTTTGAAATAAATTCTATAGACATTGAACAATATTTTTGTAAAACAAGATTTATATAATATTCAATATTTAAATTCATCCACCAAGGGAAATTTTTACTTATATAAAAAAGTAAGTTATATAAAGTATTTATACTTAAGTCTGGTTTACATTTAATTATTTGGTCCAAAACATTTTTAAATGTTGTTAAAAAATCATCATAATTAGTTTGTATATCTTTAAGGTTACTAATAACTTTTTCAGTTGTTGTTACAATACTATCATTATCTAAATATGGTGTTTTTATAAAATTAGTAATAGGAGTCCATAAATATTTATTATTACTTTTAAATGGATCTCCATTATTTAAATTATCATTAATAATAGATGTAATTTTTTGTAATTCTTCACTAAAATTTTCATTAAAATTTGTAAACTGTTGTAAATCTTGTTTTAAATTTAAATTATTATAAATTCCAGGTACTAATATTTCTACAAGTGAAGTTCTAGTGCTTATTAAAGGCTGTTTACCTTTGGAACAATTGTTGTATTTATAAATAAATGATGGATCTAATTTATTTAATATTTCTTCTCTTATATCATCCTTTATTAAAGTCTCTTCATTAGTTACACTTGGTTTTGCTACTTCAGTCAAATCTTTTTCTACTGTAATAAAGGGATTATCTTTCAAACCAAGACATAAGTTATTAATGTTAAATCCACTTGTTATTGGCATTTTATTATTTTTTGTATAATATGGAGCCATATTAAATACTGTTTTTGTTGTAGTAGACCAAATTGTATTTTGACCAAACATATTGGCATTATAAAGTGTATTTTCATCATTAGATACTTGTATACCTTCAATATATTTTGTTTGATTTAAAAATAAAGTATCCGTTGCTCTACTCTTATCACCAGTATATTTATTTCTTATCAAAAATAATTTAACAAAAAAAACTATTCCAGGATTGGTATCAAACTCTTCTTCATTTAAATCTTCTGTAACACCAAATATATTTCTTAATTTCTTACTGCTTTTAATTATATACTCAGCTACATTTTCAATTCCTCTCGCAACATAACCACTTTCAGAAGTCTTTGTTCTAATCCAATTTAAAGTATTTCCATCAGTAGGTACAACAATTGATTCAAATACAGTTGGTCCTTGAGTATATGTATAATATTTATACCAATTTCTTCTTACTGATAACCCATTTTCATCAGTAAATTTTAATATAAAATCAATATTATCCTCACTATTTATATCACTCATTTGATTTAATTCTTCTAGATTTATACATCTTTCATTTTTAATATAATAAGTATTATTTATTGTATAATTTAATAAATCACTTATTTTTCTAGAATACTCGCTTGCGTTTGATGGTGGCATAATTTTTGTTCTCTCAAAATCAACATAAACAAAATGACAAAATATCACTACTTGACTTTTTGAATTAATAGCATTATTTAGTATTTCTTTAACAACAACCATTCTTACTATAATGCCTTTTAAATCGCCAGCACCACTTAATTCAAATATTGGCATATATACGTCAATTTCAGGTGGATGATATTGAGGTAAACTTTGACCTCCCAATCCAGAGCTGTCTAGTTGTCCAGATGCTACTGTAAATTTATATGGATAATATGCTGAACCTCCTTTTTGTTCTTGATAAAAATCAACAGTTTGCCAACAATTATTAAAATAATTATTTTTAATATCAAAATTTTTATTTTGAGATATAAAGTCATAATATTGCTGTAAATTATTAGAATATTCATTCATATAATCATTTATATTTGTATTACTACTTGTTGAATTTATTTTTATAAACTTATTATCTTTAAAATCTTTTATTTGTAAATTTAAGTCAAAAACTTTATTAACATTTTCAATATTGTTAAAACCAATGAATTCTTCCTTAGTTGGTAATTCAGGAGCTAGTGTAACTGGAGTTTCAGGCGCTTCTGGTTCTTTATTAGCTACTTGCAGAGTAGAAATTGGAGTTATTTTTTCTTCCGCAACTTTTTTGAAAGTATCTTTCATTTTTAATGTATCCAATATTTCATCCTCAGAATCAGGAAATTTTTTAACCAAATAATTACCTAGTTGTTCTAATAAAGAATCATTATTTTTAATAACTTTATAAATTTTTTTTATATCTCCTTTTAATGAGGTTGAAAAACTATCAGCATTTTCAACAGATTCTATTGAATCTTTTATATCTTCAATATCGTCAGTAATATCTGGATCATTATTTAAAAAATTTAATTCACCTGATCCTCCTATTGAAATTGGTGAACTATTACTAATCGACTCAGCGGTTGTTCTACCTGATTCTAAAGAATCTATTTCCATTTTGGTATCACTAATCATTTGTGTTACGTCACAAGTTTTATTATCATTTACATTATTTAAAGAATTAATCAAAATATCTGATGTAGAATCGAAATTACTGTTGCCAATACTTGTATCAGTTATAATACCATATTGTTTTAAAATAAATTCTTCATCATCCTCTGTATATATTTTAGTATAATTTTTAATGTTAATATATTTATTTAGAGCATTATTATCATCATTCAAAAGTGTTTCTAAAATTTCAGTTTTAGCATCATCAATATTTCCTATGCTATTATTAATAAAATATCCAGGATGAATAAACGGTTTTTGATTTTCATAAAGTAACTTTAAAAAGTATTTAAATGCTTTATTTTGACAATTTTCAAACCAATATTTGACTCCTCTTGGAACACATTTGTATAATTCGATATCTGTATTAAGTTCAAAATATCCTATGCCATCATTATTTATTTTATATTTAATTAATTCACTTGAATCATTTGTAGTTGTAATAGTTTCCTCTTCTATCATTTTATCAATAAATTCACCATTAAATAATGATTTTGAAAATAAATCAAAAATTAAATTTTTATCATTAGTTGATAATTTATCAAGTATATTAGGTAATTTTGCATCAAGTTTTAATTTTTCTTCATTATCTTGAATAATTGAATTAAATTGTTCAATAAAATATGATTTTTTAGTAGCTTTATTTTTATCAAAAAATGAACCAAAATTAAAATAATATTGTGGAACAATTAAATCTAATACAGTTAATTTATTGCAAGTAAATTCTTGATTTGTTATAGTATAATTTAAATAAGGTGATGACTCTTTTTTAATAAATAATTTATTTAAATTCACAATATAAATGTGTTTTTTTGTATTAAAAGTCCAAAGTTTATGCATTCCATTATTAAATGCTCTTTTATAGAAAGGTAAAAATAATATATTTATGTCTTTTCCATCAATTGTAGATGTAAAATTAATACCATTTCCTTTTTTACCAAGATCATTTTGAGATGTTATGTAATAATAATCTTTTGTTTTTAATAAGTCAAATTTAATATTTTCCATTGATTTTATAATTGCATTTATAATAATTGATTCAGGTTGATTAGTCAAACTTAAAATATCCATATCTTCAATAATTGCAAATCCAAAAGCTCCATCTCCACCAATAAAAGTTGTATTAAGTAAACCTTTAATAAATTCATATTTACCAAATATCATATCAGCTCCCAAAATATTTATATCTTCATTTGGAGCATATTTAGTTTGAAATTCATCTTTTTTAATTTTATTTAAATAAGTTTGTTTATCTACATCTGCATTAACCCATGCTTTATTAGCTCCTATATTTGTTCGTCCACCTTCATCTCTAAAATCATGTCCTTGGTCTAAACACATAAAAATTAATGTATTAATTATGTTATTCGTATTTTGTAAACATATTGGTGTTAATTGTAATAAAGGTACTATAGACATTATATAATATTTATATATAATTTATTATAATTTAATTTATAACATTTATAAATTAAATTATTATTCTCTCGATTTTATACATTTTTTATCCATTTGAAAAGTAGCAGTTTTATCTTCTTGAGGAACTATATTTATTACACATTTAGATTTTTTTCCATATAATGGCTCAGTACATCCTTTTTCTTTCTTTTTTCTTGTAAGTGTCCTTTTAAATGTATAAATCTTTGGTTTTTCATCTGTACATCTTGACCTAAAATGTTCATATCTTTCTCTAATATCACAATAAGTCAAATGTGATTTTTTACCAAGCATTTTATTTATTAATTCATGTAGTTCATAAATATATTTAGAAAATGTTGCTCTATTACGCATATGACACATAAGCAATGGTTTCTTTTTGAGGTTATTTGTAAGATTTATCCTACAATATTTACATGGTAATACATTTCTTAAGTTATAAATAAAATCACGATAATGTTTTTTATTTTGTACTGTTGGTTCTACAGGATAATTAAAACTCATAGTATGAAGGTAATGCCACATTGCTGGCCCCCATACACTTGTTAACATGCCATCACCTGAATTATAATCATTTTTTGAATATACAAATTTTTTTTTTGTTTTATTATGTGTATTTCTATTTTTACGAGTTTTATTCATTATATATATTTTAATAAAAAAAATTATATTTTAAAATATATATGAATTCAAATGAACATTTTAATCTTATAACATTTACAGATACAACAAAAAAAGTATGTAGCTGTTCTGCTTTATCAATATTTTTAATTATATTATTTATAATAAGTCCATTAAGTAATTTCTTCTTAACGTCTATGATAATGAAAATAGTAACTCTTAGTATTCTTTGCTATACAATATTTTTAAATATTCAACAAACAAATCACTTAAGAAACGCAAGTCAACTTAATTTATCAAAAGAGATATCATCACAATTAATGATTAATATTATATGTAGCTATGTTTTTACTTTATTTATTGGATTGCTTATAATTTTTGTAATCAAAAGTTTTTTCTAATTTAGGATTTAAACTTTTAATTTGAATAATTTTTTCATAATATAATTTATCATTTTTAAAATCATATTTTTTTATTTCTATTAATTTACCTTCTCCTGTTCTAAATAACATTTATATATATATTATAAATTATTTCTTTATATAGTATTCGTTTAAACGTAATCTTAATTTCTTTTTTATATATATATAAATGGCAAGATATGTTAATTTAAATTCTAATTTATTACCATCATTTAATGATGAATCAAGTGGTTTATTTTCAAGAGTAATGACAGCAGGCAGTAGTCTTAATACAAATACTTTATTAATTATTGGAGCAGTTTTAATATTAATTGGTATAGGTGTTTTCTTTTATTTTTATTATACATCATCTGCTTCAAAATCAAATTATCATCCAAATTTAGAAAATGCACCTGAGGGTCAAACTGGTGGTAAAGATGCTGAATTAATTTTCTTTTTTGCTGATTGGTGTCCACATTGTAAAGCAGCAAAGCCAATTTGGAATGATTTGAAAGCAGAATATGAGAATAAAACAATAAATGGATATAAAGTTGTATTTACCGAAGTTGATTGTACAGAAGAAACTGCTGAAGTAGAAAAATTAATGAATAAATATGATATAGAGGGATATCCAACTATAAAATTATTAAAAGAAGGTCAGGTTATTGATTATGATGCTAAACCTTCAAAGGAAACATTAACTAAATTTTTAAATACTGTTTTGTAAAATATCCAAAAAATTTAATGCTGCTTGTTTTCCTTTTATAAATAAATCCTTACGTATTTCAATATTACTTAAAGCAGAACGTAAAACATCTAAAGTTAAATAACTTGCGTCACAAATAACTTCATTTTTAATATTTGGTTGATTATTATTTGTATTTACACTAAATATTGCTTTAAATAAAAAATTTAAAATATAATCTAATAAATTGGACTGAGCATTTACAATTGTATTATTTGATGAATATTTATTTTTAAAACCAAGTATTTCATCAGGAGACTTTCCTGATTCAATACAATAATTTAAAGGATAATTACAAGCGATTCCCCCATCCATAAAACATTTATTTTCTATACAAACTGGTGTAACCAAAACAGGAATAGCACACGTCATTTGAAGTGCTGTTAATAATGATAATTTTGGATATGTCTTATAAGATATATCTTCCAGTTTATATTCATTTATTTCAAACGCAAACATATGCAGTTCAATTTTAGTTAAATTATAAAAATCTTCTAGATTAATATCGATCGATATATCTTTAGCGTCAAATAACGGTTTAAAGCATTTTTCAACCGTCTTAATATCAAAAATTCCTTTTTTTGAATAAGAATCCAATATATTTTGAACTTTAATAGGGAAAACATCATGCCATGGTCTTTTTATTATATAATCATTTAAAGTTTCCCAATCAAACTTGAGAGATAACATAATTCCTATTATAGCACCAGCAGATGTGCCATAAATACTTTCAATTTCATTCATATTAAAATATTTTTTATTTTCAAGCTCTTGAATAGCAGATAATATTTGTATCATAATAGGTCCTCCACCTGATATAACCAGATGTTTTATTGTCATTATTTTATTTCATATATAAATATTTAAATACTATTTTAAATATATATATTTTATACCTATATATTATGAAAAAACAGACAAGAAAACATAAACATAGGAAAACAAAAAAGGGACTAAAGAAAAATCGTTTAACAAGAAAAATAAAATATGGAGGAGATCTTAATGAGCAAATACAGCAACAACAAAAACAAAAAAATTTATTTAGAAGATCATTAAATAATTTTATAATTCAAATAAATAATAAAAAAAATACAAAACAAGCATTAAAAGATTTATCAAAACTTTTTGAAAATAATCAACAAATTAATACATTAATACCAATAACAGAAAATGGTAAGCCAGTTGATAAAGAGACATATTCTCTTGCCAAAAGACCATTAAAAATATATGATTTTGTCTCACCTGTATCAGTTATATTAGATAACTTAACTAACGTTTTGTCAAATGAAGATATAATAAAGTTATTAAATATATATTATAAAAATGGAGGTAATTTTAATAATTTAAGTAGTCGTTTTAAGGAATCTCCAATAGAACATGAAATCAAAAAACAAAATATAAATAATATCAAATTATTATTAAATAAATCAAATCAATTTCATATTATTGAAGATGGATTAAATACAGAATCAAAGGCTAAATTAGCGCAGTTAATTCCAAATGAACAAGTAATACGTTCTAAAGGAGAACAAGAACAATTGGCAGAACAAAATATAGAACCTAAACAAACTACTGAATTAAATATAGAAGAGAGAAAAATATTACAATTACCTTTTCCATTACCAGAAAATAATGAAGTTGGTTATGATAGAAATATAACTCCTCAATTTTGGAATTCTATTTTTGATGAAGGAGAATTAATATCACTTAGGGAAAAATTTATGGGTATTTATGAATTTGATAGATATACAACAGATCAACAAAAACGAATTAAAATATGTGATTTATTAGAAAAAATGTTCCCAGGATATCTTACAAAATATGTATTAAGTTTTGGAGAAACAGCAAAAACATTGATAAATATGAATATATTAAATTGTTTTATAACATTGTTGTATGGAATTATTTTATATAAATTATATGATACAAAACAAGATTATATATTTATATTCAAGGGTGGAAGAGCATTACAATTAAGTTTGGTTGATATTATTGGAGTAAAAAAATATTTTAGTGAAGATACAGATATTTTGATAATTCCAAATCCAATAAGTGAGTTAAAACCTGAATATAATTATATTAAAATGGAAAATTTATCTGGTCATATAGCATATTTGATAAAATGGTTTATTCCAGAAGAAATAAATTTAATTGTTAGTTTGCCAACAAATCCAAAAAATCAAAATAAAGAAATTACAAAATTGCTTTATAATGATAATAAATTATTTAAAGCTTTATCAGATATAGGTTTTGGAGAAATGAGTGAAGATATAAAAAAATATTTTGATAATTTAGCATATTTTCCATTTTACGTAGATGATTTTGATACAATTTCATTATTTATAACGCCGACAATTGATGATATATTAAGTGAAAAGTTATATTTTTATGCAAAATATTCAAATTTGAAACAAAAATTAATTAATAATGAACAAATAAAAGAAAAGGGTTATGATAATTTAACAGAACAAGAATGTAATTATCTAATGTATAAATTTAAAAGAGCTATTTTACATATTGTTGAGTCAATTATAAAAAGAGATTATAGTGGAACTGAAGGTATGAATATAAAAGATACATCAAAATTAATATTGAGAGGAATAATAGGAAATTTTGATGATTATTCAAACGAAGAAAAAGAACGTATAATAAATGAAGTTTACCCACAATATTAATTTAATTTTTTATTTTTTTTTCGCAAAACAATACAAAATGTCAAATATATTTACATTAGATAATGTAGAAGATTTCTCAGAAAAATTAAACATAGATGAACTTTATGAAAAAAAAAGACAATATGATTTAACAAAGTTAGCATTATTCAATAAAATGTTAAATAGTGTTCATAAAAGAATAAAGTTAACATCAAGACAAAAGATTGATAATCAAGTTTGTTGGTATTTAGTGCCAGAAACTATACTAGGTGTTCCAAAATATGATCAAGGAGCATGTATAGCTTATTTAATGGATAAATTAAAAACAAATGGTTTTAATGTACGTTATATACATCCAAATCTATTATTTATATCATGGCTTCATTGGATTCCAAGTTATGTAAGAACAGAAATAAAAAAGAAGACAGGAATTCAATTAAATGAATATGGCCAAAGAATTGAAGAGAATAATGAAGATGAAAATTTTGATAAAATTACAGATATACCAAATGATCCAAATGATTATTTATTAAAACAAAATGACCCAAATCAAAAGAGCAAAATACAAAAAAAAGAATATACGCCTATAAAATCATATAAACCATCTGGAAATTTAGTATATGATGATAATTTATTAAATAAAATAGAAGATAAATTTGTTTAATTAAAATAATTACCTTTTTAAGTAGTTTGAATATAAATATATTAAAATTACTTAAAGAAACTCTATAAATTTAACAGTTAATTTTATAGTTATCACACTCTGTTTTATGACTTTTATAACCGTACCATGCTGTATATCCCTGTTGTTTCCATACGGTATATGCACAATTAGTATTTGTTTGGCAATTAAATAAGCTTGTGCAGGATGTTCCACAACTATTATATTTAGATTTTGGGTCTCCCGAACACCAATAATAACTATTAATTTGCATTAATCCATAATCTGTAGAACCATCAGTATTTTTATTAGTAGCATCGCAATTATATGAGCTTTCATATTTACTTGTGCAGACCATAGTAGGAACAGAATATTCAGGAAATCCTGATTTTCTTAAATAACTGGCAACTTGACATTCTGACTGATAATTTGTTCTAAGCATTGTATTTTTATTTTGATAATCTATTTTAGGATTACAATTACTTTGTTGAACTGATTTGTATTTATAATTATATAAATCAAGAAATTCTTTAACTTCACTATCATATAATTCATTAAACTTATTTATATCACGAGTTAAAACCCATAATGATATACCAGATGGAGTTGTAATTATACTATATTGATATTGATTATCTACAATTTCACCTAATTTAACTATCCAATATGGAGAATCAACGGGAACACCATCAAGATGAACAGACAGTTTTCCAGGTTCAGTTATATTTTTATAATACGCATATCCATTTATTTTTTCAATTTCATTATTTTCATTTATTTGTGAATTTAATACGCTAATATATCCGTCATCTAATAATCCATAATCAGCTGTAATACATGTTCCATATCCCTGAAAAATTGAATTTGTTGGTGCTTCATATATTTGAAACCAATGACCTAAATAACTATCAATATTTATTTTTTCAATTGTTGATGGTAAAATATTAGAATTAACCATATAAAAAAAACATGAAACTAATAAGTATGTAATCATTATATATATATTTTATAAAATTATATTTAAATTATAATAATCTCTTAATAATTTATATGAATCAAACAATAAGAAAAATTAATAATACAAAAAATAAATCAAAAAAAAAATATGATAATTATTTACCGGAATTGACAGATTCACAAAAAGAAATAATTTGTAAAAAAACTTCAACATCATACAAAACTTTTGAAGATAAAATTGATGAAATATTTAAAAAAAATAAAATAGATATAACCTCAACAAGTTTTAATTTAGAAAAACAAATCGTAAAGGAATTAAAAAAAGCAGTTAGTCCCTCTAAATTTACACCAAACAATGATTTTTATTCTTTTGTGAATGAAAGATGGCTAAAGGATTTAGATATAGAAGCTTATCAAGAATATATAACGCAAGTAGATAGTTTTAGATTAGTTCAAGATAAAGTTTATAGAGAGATTATTGATATTATAATAAAATTTATTACTGATTCAAAAACAAAGAATACACCATTAGGTAAATGTATGAAAAACGCTTTTGACTCTTTTAAAGTTTTTAATACAACAGAACAAACTAGATGTTTATCTAAAGTTTTTGTAGAATATATTGATTCATTATACAAATATGATATTGGTATATGGGAGATATTAGGAATGATAAATAAAAATGAAATTATATCATGGGGAGCACCATTTGTATGGTCTATAAATCCAGATGATAAAAATCCTAAAATATATAAATGTTATTTAGAACCCCCTCAGTTAACTTTATTAGATATTGAAATTTATTATGATGATAAAGATGATACTGAAGATGATAAAAAATATAAATACTTATATAGAAAACGTTATATGGAATATTTAAACGGTGTATTTGAAATAGCATTTGGAGAAAATCATAGTTTTAATGTTAAAGACATTTATGATATAGAAGTTGAATTATTAAATGCTATGGCTTGTAACATAATTAAAGAAGAAGATGAAGATGGATATAATTTAATTTCAAAAGAAGAGGCTATTAAAAATTTTGGATTTGATTGGGAGATATTTTGTAAATCAATGGGTTTTACAAAAATTCCAGAAGATTTTGTAACGTCTAATGTAAATTATTTATTATGTGGTACTAAATTATTAGTAGAGAATTGGAATACACCAAAATGGAGAACATATTGGATATATTTGTATATCAGACAACAAACAAGATTAGATGAAAATGGTTGGAAAATTTTTTATGAATTTCAAGGTAAATTTTTAAGAGGACAAGAAAGAGAGATTGATGATTATATAAAACCATTTTTTGGAATGAGTTTTTGTTTTAATACCTTTTTAACAAATCAATATATATTACATTATAAAAATGAACAATCCATAGATTATGTTAAAACAATGGTAGAGGATTTAAGACGTGTATTCATAAGAATAATAAAAAGAAATAATTGGATGGAAAAAAAAACAAAAAATGTTGCTATAAATAAATTACAAGCAATAAAATTAATTGTAGGTTCGCCAATGATATTAAGGGAGGATCCACTTTTAGATTATAAATCAAACGATATATGGGGAAATTTGGTAAAAATGTCATTATGGAGACATAATGAGGCTATAAATTTGGTTGGTAAAGATATAATTGATATACCAGTTATAGATTGGTCAACAATTCCACCAAAATTAATAAGTACACAAGCATATGTTGTAAATGCTATGTATACTCCAACAGAAAATTCAATTTATATTCCATTAGGTTATATTCAAAAACCATTTGTAGATTTAGAAGAAAGAGGTATAGAATATAACTTAGCACACATTGGTTTTACAATAGCACATGAAATGTCTCATTGTTTAGATGATTTAGGTAGTAGATATGATGAAAATGGTAAATTATATAATTGGTGGACAAAAAAAGATTCAGTTGAATTTAATAAAATACAAAAAGATATTGTAAAACAATATGAAGATTATGCACTAAGAGATGGAATAGAGTTTGATGCATGGCCAAGTATTGGTGAAGATATGGCAGATATAGCAGGTTTTGCAATATGTTTAGAATATTTAAGAGATTTTCAGCTTAAAAATCAAGATATCTTACCAATTCAATCTTTATCATTTGAGGCTTTTTTCGTTTATTTTGCTCTTCAGTCAAGACAAAAAATAAGTAAAAAAGCTATTTTAGCACAATTAAAAACTAATCCACATCCTTTAGATAAATATCGTTGTAATATTCCATTATCAAGATCAAATGTATTTAGGGCTATATTTAAAGTTAAAAAGGGTGATAATATGTGGTGGCATTCTACAAATTCTGTATGGGTAAATTAATTTAGAAAAAAAGATAAGCATAGAAATTTTTTCTTAGTAGTGTATATAATGGCTAGAACTCATAAACGTCGTCATGCTAATCGTTCAAGATCAATGGCTCGTGGCCGTGCTCGTATGGCTGCCCGCTCTGCTTCTGCTGCTGCTTCTCGTGCTGCTGCTGCTTCTCGTGCTGCATCTGCTGCCGCTTCCCGTGCTGCCTCTGCTTCTAGAAGTGCTTCTGCTTCTCGTAGTGCTGCTGCTGGTCGTGCTGCTGCTGCTGCTGCCTCTCGTGCCGCTGCTGCTTCTCGTGCTGCCTCTGCCGCTGCTTCTCGTGCCGCCTCTGCTCACCGTGCTCGTGCTTAAATATGATGAACTTTAAATTTAAATAATTTAATATTTCAATTCTTATTTAATTTAGAAAAAAATAAAAAAAAAATTTTTTCTAAATAGTTTATATAATGGCAAGAACTCATAGACGTCGTCATGCTAATCGTTCAAGATCAATGGCCCGTGGCCGTGCTCGTATGGCTGCTCGTTCAGCTTCTGCTGCTGCTTCTCGTGCTGCTGCTGCTTCCCGCGCTGCCTCTGCTGCTGCTTCCCGCGCTGCCTCTGCTTCTAGAAGTGCTTCTGCTTCTCGTAGTGCTGCTGCTGGTCGTGCCGCTGCCGCCGCTGCATCCCGTGCCGCTGCTGCTTCAAGAGCCGCCTCTGCTGCTGCTTCAAGAGCCGCTTCTGCTCAACGCGCTTAAAACAATTAAATATTAAATATTAAATCTTATTATTAAATTAAATATTTAATTAGTATATATATATATGAAAACAAGACGTAATAAAAATAAAAGATATACAAGAAAATTAAAAGGAGGTAAAAAATGGGGTGGAAAAACAGGAAAAAAATGGACTACAGCAATTGAGGCTGCTAAAAATACATTAGAAAAAACAGGTTCTCTAAAAGCAGCCAGAAAAAGTTTAGAAAGACAAGCTTTAACAAATGCCAGAAAACTTTTTGGATCAGTTAGTAATATTTAGAATTATAATGAAACTATTTAAAGTGATATTATGACTTTATATAGTTATGTTAACAATTCAATTTACAAATGAAGCTTTAGTATGTATCTCTATTTTAGCAATAATTTTTATACCACAGATACATTTATTTTTAATAATTTTTTTATTTGGTATTGGAGATATAAGTATAAAATTAATTAAATTTATAACTAATTTTATAATACCATTTTCATTTGTATTATTTTTATTTACATTAAATTTATTCTTGAATTTATAATAAATTAAATTTAAGCATGTCTATTTGATCGCTTTCTGCAATAAGATTTTCTCTTACCAGTACGAGTTTTTTTGCAGCCATATTTAATTCTGCATTTTTCTGTTTGACCTCTGCATGGAGATGATTTTACACGAGAGCGATAAATAGCCTTCCTAGTTCTTGTCATACTACGAGTCTTCATTATATAATATAAATATATATTATTTTTCTAAATTATCTTCTAATTTTTTGTGTTTTTTTACGAATTAAATGTTTTTTTCTTTTATATGTTTTTCTTTTTCTTCTTTTACCTGCTTGTTGTATAAGTCCATAAGGATTAGTAACTCCTATAATATTATCCATTATATAAATGATTAATATTATAATTTAAAGTTGTATTATAAATTATTTATTGGTGTAGCACTAGTTGTTGTAGTAGTAAAAGTTGAATTAGGTATTGAAGTATTGATTGTAGAAGCAGATGATATTGATGTATTATTAACTGTTGAACTAATAGGATTACTAGACGATGTATAGGAATTGGTTGATGATGTTGTAGAATTATTATTTATATTAGAAGGTGTTGATATTGATGAAATTATTGTATTAGGACCATTAACAACTACAGGCGGTATTATTGTATTTTCTTTATTTGGTTGAGAAGCCTTTTTAGTTTGTGAAATAATTTTAGTTGCTTGTTTTTTTAAATTTTCAATTTGATTTTGTGTTGTTTCAATAATTTTTGACTCAACTATTGCTTCAAATAATTGTACTCCTTTTACATAATCATCTTCACATTTCACATATAAATTTACAATAAATTTTCTTGTTTTTACAATAGCATTTTGTAAAGATTCATCCGTTAATTTTGGATTTACTCTAATTACACGTTTACCAGTATAAGGATCAATAACATATGTAAATATTTCATTTATAACTGATAATAATTTATATTGATTATCAGCAGCACTTTGTATCATTTGTTTAATATTATCAGCATATTTAATAAATAAATCATCTTTTTTATTTATTGTATATTTACCTTTTAGTGCTGGTATAGGTAATTGACATCCAGGTTTTTTGTTGTAATCTCGAAGTTTAATATCACTAAATTTTTTAATTGTATCAGGCATATTTTCATTCCCCGTAAATGAAGTGTAAAATAATTTTAAATCATTATTAAATTGTTTTTCAGTATTACTGCTCATTCCTGTAAAAGAACCATTAGAATAATCATAGTTATCATCTAAATATAAACGCATAAGCTCTGGTATACCGGGTTCATCAGCAAGACTTTTTTCGTGTCCATCTTTAGTTATATTCATATCACATATTCTTGGTTGAATTGTTACATTTCCAGTTTGTTCATCAATTATTTCTCCTTTTTTAAGAGCTCTTATTCTATTGTCACAAATATTAAATTTATATAATTTACGATTGACACCTTTAGGAATTTTATCTTTTTCTAGAAGTGTTGTTTTGATGGTTTGCCCTGAAGAATCTTTGTATGTATAAATAGGATTTATAGTCATTACGATAGCGGCAAATAAATGAGCAATTTTAACATAAAATTTAGCAATACCAATACAGATTCTTTTTTTTCTAATACTTTTTTGAACATCATTTGAAACATCTAAACTTTCAAGATTATCTTTATTTATAAATTTAATTTTATCTGTTTTGAGTTCATTAACTTCAGCTCCATCTTTTATTCTTTGAGCCAAAAAGGTAACCTCCATATCATTAAAATATCTATCAATAATATCAGAAGTTAAAATGACTAATTTATCACAATAAGCTTTCTCAGAGAGTTTGCTTAAACTTTTAAAATCCATAGTAAGAATATAATAAGTAGCAATATAATCCACAATATCATAAAAGTTATCAAATTCTTGTTGAGATTTTTGATTTGAAGAAGAAGAAGTAGTATTTCCCATATATTATAATAATTTATAAAAAAATATAAATAAAATTGAATTAAAAATATTTTATCTTATTTATGATAATAACAATAATGAATAAAGATAGAAGTCAAAAAAAGAAAGCAAATAATATAAATAAATCTGAGTTATGGAATATATTTGATACAGAAATTGAAAATCCTGAAAAACAAAAGATACCTTTAGAATGTATTTATGGAGCAGGTAATAGAGAATTTTGTGAGAGATGTGAAAGCATGTTAGCATTCTCAGATGAAGGATTTTTAGCATGTACAAATACACGATGTGGAATTATTTATAAAGATCTTGTAGATCATAGTGCCGAATGGAGATATTATGGAGCTGATGATAATCAAGGTTCTGATCCAACAAGATGTGGAATGCCAATAAATCCACTATTAGAAGAATCGTCATATGGATGTAAAGTATTATGTTGTGGTCCAATGTCTTATGAAATGAGAAAAATTAGAAGATATACTGAATGGCAGTCTATGCCATACAAAGAAAAATCACAATATGATGAATTTCAAATTATTACGACAATGGCTCAAAATGCTGGTATACCTAAAATGATTATTGATGATGCTATTTTATACCATAAAAAAATATCAGAATATGAGATGACATTTAGAGGTAATAATAGAGATGGTATTATCGCAGCATCAATTTATATAGCATGTAGAATAAATAATTATCCAAGAACAGCAAAAGAAATAGCATCAATCTTTCATTTGGATCCAACTGATGCTACAAAAGGTTGTAAAAATGCCCAAACTATTATAAATAATCTTGAAAAAGATATGGATAATAAAGAAAAAACTAATTTTGGCAAAACAAAACCTGAAGCATTTATTGAGAGATATTGCAGTAAATTAAATATAAATAATGAATTAACAAAATTGTGTCAATTTATTTCAATGAAAATTGAAAAAATGGATGTTATGCCAGAAAATACTCCACCTTCTATAGCTGCGGGTGTTGTTTACTTTGTTGCACAATTATGTAAATTAAATATAAGTAAAAGAGATGTAAAAAATGTGAGCGAAACAAGTGAAGTTACAATAAATAAATGCTATAAAAAATTGGAAAAAATTACAAGAGAAGGAAATATTATTCCAGCAGCCATTTTCAAAAAATATAATTTAGAAATGACAAAGTAAAAAGATAATAAAATATAGTTAATTAGTTTCAAATATAAAAATAAAAACTTATTTTATATGTATAAAATGAGTAGTGAAAATATTAAAATACCAAAACGAATTTTTATTGTTCCATATAGAAATCGAATTCAACATAAATTTTTTTTTTGTAAATATATGAGTTTTATTTTAGAAAATGATGATGATTATGAAATTTTTTTCTCTCATCAATGTGATGCTAGAACATTTAATAGGGGAGCAACTAAAAATATTGGTTTCATTGCTGCAAGAAATAAATATCCAAATCATTATAAAGATATTACATTTATTTTTAATGATGTAGATACAATTCCTTTCGCTAAAATATTCGATTATGAAACTACCCACGGAGTAGTTAAACATTATTATGGATTTAAATATACATTAGGTGGAATTGTTGTAATAAAGGGAGGAGATTTTGAAAAAACTAATGGATATCCTTGTTTTTGGGGATGGGGTATGGAAGATAATGCTCTACAGAAAAGATGCGATAATATTGGATTAGTTACCGATAGAAGCATATTTTATAATATTGGTAGTCCAGAAATTTTACAATTATTTGATGGGATATCAAGGATTATTTCAAAAAAAGATCCATGGAGAGGAGAATATGATGATGGTATTGATGGTTTACGAACAATAACACAATTAAAATATACAATCGATGAAAAATCAGATAATCCAACAGATAACATATTTGTAGTCCATAATCCAAGAATTCAAATAATAAATATTAAAACCTTTTTAACACATATTCAATTTGGCACTGAGGAATATTATAATTATGATTTGAGAGAACCAAAAAGAAAAATAATAAATCCAGATAAAATAAAAGAAACTAAGAAAACAGTTGTTACAACAAAAGATTGGACAGATATTCCACATTATCCTACAACAAGAGAGAAAAGAGAAAATCTAGCAAATTATTTAGTCCAAATGGGTAAACAAGTTCCACCTGAATTATTAAAAAAAATTCAAGAAGATAAAATAAAAGAAATAGAGGAGGATGCATATAATAATTTTAGTAATGGAATTAAAAAAGAAGAAGATATCACAGATAATTTACCTCCCGAAAATTTATTGGGTTATCATCAATATCATTTACAACAACAACAATATTTTCAACAAATGGGAGGACATTCACAACAACAAATAAATAGACAACCTCCTATTTATCAAAACTATGTGCAGAATGGTCATATATCTAAAATTCCAATTCTTCCCTCAAGGGAGCAAAGAAAACAACCTCCACCACATAAATACTCTCCTCAATATGCTGCCTATATTGGTGCTAAACCTAGAGCTCAAGCAAGTGCACGAGTTGGTCTAGGTGGAGTATTTTAACGAATATAATATAATTGTTAAACTTTATGCCAAACATAAACCATCTCAGTGTAATTATTTTGTCGTTTAGATTTTTTAAGAGGAAATTGGTCATGTGCTTCACCAAATAATTTTTTAAGGACGTTATCATAAACTTCCTTACAAATATTAATAATATAATGCCCTCCAGGTTTCAAATGAGAATAAGTCTTAGTAAAAACAGGTTTATAAAATTTCTCATCCATATCTTTTTTAGATTCGTAGCCATTATTGTTAGCATATTTTTCGATAAAATAGTATGGAGGTGATGAGAATACCGTGTCATACTCAATTTTAGAATAGTCAAAATCCACAGCATCGACAAACCAGACGCTAAATTTTGTGTTTGATTTTGTGCGCAAATATGATAGCATATTATCATAAGGTTCTTTTAAATCTATGTTTATTTCAACACCATACCATGCTTCTATATTTAATGCTGCAGCACCAACAGTTGAACCACCCCATCCTGCGCAAAAATTTAACACCTTTTTAGCGTCATATCGGGTATATATCTCCATACAATTTAATGGTCTCATAATATTTATGGCACTTATGCATATATTATATACTTCTTTATAAACTTTATAATCATTTTTGGTTTTATTTTTATTTTTTACATCTTCATAATATTTTAACATATTTTGAATAAATTTTTTCTCTCTAAATATATCTAAATTTTTTAAAAAATCAAAATAATTAGCATCATACTTTCCTTTTGTCTCTAAACGTTGTAGAAATGAAAAATAATCTACAATATTATTTCCTATTTTTGAACGTCCTGAAATCATATGTGCTTCTTTTCCTATTTTCAATAATTTATCCATTTCCTCTTCAACATCATTTAATTTTATATTTTTTATTTTTTTTGCTATTTCTATTTTTTGTTCTTTTGAAAAATTTTCAGGAATCATTTATTTTTTATTGAGAGATTATTTTTTAGTTTAATTTATCATTTAAAAATAACTAATTATTATATTTAAATGAATTCTATAGCTGACATTAAACACGCTATTTATATTAATCTTCTATCAAGACCTGACAGAAAAGAACATGTTGAGGAACAATTAAAATCTATTGGAATAACAGCTGAACGTTTTAATGCCATTAAAATGAAAAATGGAGCTATAGGTTGTAGCATGAGTCATCTAAAAATTCTTGAAATGGCAAAAAATAATGATTGGGAACATGTTCTTATTGTTGAAGATGATATTTTATTTACAAATACTTCTTTATTTATTCAACAATTCAATAAATTTCTTTCTAATCATAAAGAGTTTGATGTTGCAATTGTTGCAGGTAATAATTGTCCACCATACACTAATATAGATGAAACATGTGTACAAGTTACGAGATGTCAAACTACTACAGGATATCTCGTTCAAAAACATTATTATGATAAACTTATTAATAATTTTAGGACTGGAATATTAAATTTAATGAGAGAACCTGATAATCATAAATTATATGCTATTGATAAATTTTGGTTTCATCTACAAAAAATTGATAAATGGTTCTTAATTATTCCTTTAACTGTTACTCAAAGACAAGATTATAGTGATATTGAAAAAAAATTTGCTAATTATACTCATGTTATGTTAGATTTGGATAAAACTGCTTTTTTACAAAGACAAAGAGATATAGCCGCACTTAAAAATATTGGCAATTTTAACTTTTAAATTTATTTTATTGAATAATATTTTAATAATTCTTTAATTTGGTTTATATATTTTTGAGGTTGTACATTTAAGCATTCATTGTATAATTTATGTATTTCATCTCCCATATTATTTCGTTTTATTCCATTATCTCCAATTAAATCAATTTTTCTTTTTATATAAGATTCCTCTGATTGATATACATAATGGGCAATATATGCTGGTGATCTATAATATGGAATATTATTATTTTTAAAACAATATGGGTAATTTAATATTTTAAAATCTAAACCAATCATTTTAGATGGATCTTTCATATGATAATAATGAGGATTATCACTATATTTAACTTTCGATGTTCTAACAAATGATTTTACATGTTTATCTAATTTTCTACAAGATAATTTATAATTTTCCAAAATAAGGCCAGATGGATCTTGAATATAATTATTTGAACCAAACATTAACCAATTAACTGCTATTGAATCACCATAAGAATATGTATTTAAAAAATGCTTTACACCTTTAAAAATATTATTTAATATTAGAAATTCGTCTGCATCTAAATATATAAACCAATCTAAGTTTAATTTTTTGGCATATTCTTTAGCTTCATTCATTAATTGTTGTTTAATATTTCCATCCGGTAAATTTGCTTTAATTATTATTACACGTTTGTCAAAGTTTTCAAATTCTTTTAAAAGTGAAACCTTTGATTTATGATCAAATATAACTATAAAATCAAAACCAATTAATAAATGATGCGCTGCCCATTCTTTTATATTTTTTTCATCTCTAGCATTACAAAAGAGACCAACATTATTTGCTTTTCTATTCTCTTTTGATTTATATATATTCATTTTATATATATAAATATAATTAGATTTTACCCTCATTAATTAATTGAGGAAAATCACTCATTTCTATATCAGTAAAATATTTATTCGTTAATAAATTTAACATATTTGTTTTGTAATAAATATTTAAATTTAATCCTATAGCATAATCTTCTAAATATTCTTTTTCTATCATAAATTTATTATTTATTAGGTTTTCTATAGCTGGTTTAGAGAGAAAATAAAAACGTCCACTACAGTATTTTGTTTTTAAAACGGGTAAATGTTCCGGTAATTCAGGATGAATTTTATGATATTGAGATAAATAATTTTGTTTAACATCAACGATATAACCTCCATAATGAATGTTAGAATTTTTACTTATTATATTAAATAAAATATCAAAAAATTTTATATTAACCAAAATTTGATCATCATCAGTTTTATAAATATATTTAAAATTATGGGTTTTATTAATAGCATCATATGCTGCTATAACTTTTTTTGGTAATGAATTATAATCATCAGCTACTTTAACCCATAATATTTGATTTATGTTGTCAAAATTAAAATCTTTATCTAAATTTTCATCACCTATTACATGATAATATTTTATATATGATGGAATTTTAGGTAACCATGTAATTTTTTGGAATTTTGCTTTTTTTATATATTTTTTACAATTCATAATTAACATAATAAACTCCTGATCAATCATTTATATATTAGTTAAATTATATTTAATATAAAAATATAACTTAAATATTTTGGTAATAATTTAAATTAAATGATAATTAGTGTCCTTAAAAATCATGCTGGTTTTTACTCTGAATTATTTTTTTTATTAAATCATTATATGCACATAAAAAAAATAAATTCTTCTTTTAAAATATTATCGCATCAGTGGTTATTTAAATATAAATTAGGCTGGGAAGATTATTTTAAAAATATAGATATTATTGGAGAAGATAAAAATGAATATTTAAAATATGGTGAAGAGTGGTATAATTCTCTTTCAGCAGAAGATAAACATAAATATACTTATGATACAACACAAACTATTCGCACATTTACTCACTTATTCGCAATTGGACATTTTACTATGTACGATTATAAAAATGCTATAAAGGAAATTTATGTTTATAATGATAAAATTAGAGAGATTATTAATAATGTTAAAAAATATTTATCATTAAAAAATTATGACGGAATTTTTATAAGGCGCGGAGACAAATTAATATCAAGAGAAAGTAATTTTATTAATTCTGAGAAATTTGTTGAACTATTATTAGTTAAAAATCCTCAATGTAAAACTATTTTTTTACAAACTGATGACTATAATTCTTATTTAGAAATTCAAAAATATATCGAACAAAAAAAATTACAAATTGATGTTATAACTTTATGTGATGAGAATACAAAAGGTGGTATGATTATTTTTAATTACAATCAAGAAAAACTTAGTAATGAAAAAAATAATAATGATACCAATCCCTCAAGGGATTACATAATACAATCTATAGATACTTTATATAAATATAAACCTGTAAATACTATGACTAATGATGAAATTTATTTACATGTTATGGATATGTTAATTGGTATAGATATTATATTAGAATCTAATTTTGTTGTATGTGATTTTTCTTCTAATGTATCAAGATTCATAAAATTAGCACATAAAAATAGTGAAAATGTTTTTGATATATTAAATCCTGATAAAGATATCGATTGGGATTGTGTTATTTGTCCAGGATATTCTTTTTATTATAAGTAAAAATAACAAATAAATTTTATTTTTAAAAATATAATGACAATAACTTTTTCTAGCTGTTTTTATATTATAAATTCTAAACATCCTTATGAAAAATATATTGAATGGATGAATAATTTAATTTCAATTGTTAATAATTTTAATCTTGTTATTTATACTGATGAAAATACGTCAAAATATATTGATTTAAAAAATAATCCTAAAATAATAATTATAATTAAACCATTTGAAAAATTTCATAATTATAAATATAAAGATAATTGGATTAAAAATCATGAAAATAACTTTATGTTAAATGATAAGTCCTGTTGGGAATTGAATATGTTATGGGCTGAAAAAATATCATTTGTAAAAGAAACAATAGAGAGAAAATATTTTCATACTGAATTTTATGGATGGTGTGATATTGGTTATTTTAGGAATACAAAAAATGATACTAATACTTCTCAATTAACTAATTGGCCTGATATTAATAAAATAAATAATCTACAAAAAAATAAGATTGTATATGCATGTATTAATAATAATGATATTTATATGAATAATTTAATTAGATATATTAAAAATAAAAATAATGATGATTTACCTATGATTCCAATACCTGCTACACAAAATTCAATTGCCGGTGGTTTTTTTATTTTATATAAAAGTATGATTTATTGGTGGTTTATGACTTTTGATAATAAATTACATAATTATTTTAAAAACAATTATTTAGTTAAAGATGACCAAATAATATTAACTGACTGTATATTTAGTGATTTAGATAAATTTACTTTATTTAGAGAATATAATTCTAATTTTGATAATTGGTTTATGTTTCAAAGAATAATTAATTAAGTTTCAATTTTAACCCAATGAAGTGGACATAAATCAATTGTATTATGTTTTGCTGCTGGACCAAACCATACTGAAGGATAACATACTATTTTATCTTTTTTGTCATTGAAATAAGCACCCCACCAACTAAATGAACTATTTGCTATTATATTATTTTCACAGCAACTCATTAATAACATTTGTTCCCAATCTTCCAGTTTATTATCTACACGAATAAATTTATAGAATTGGAAAATTGAAACTAATTCCTCTATTATATTATTTACTTCACTTAAATCATCATCTTCACAAAAATATATAACTTTATTTATTGTATTATTTTTTTTTAATTGTATATATTCTAAACATTTTTTATAATAATCTTTATTTAAAATTGGATGATAATCTTGTACCTTTTTATAATCACCAATACGAAAGTGCATACTTACTGAATTATCAAAATAATTAACTTCATAGTTTATTTTTTTAAGTAAATTTTCTTTTAAAGTTTCAAGACCAATCATACGACAAATAATTTCATAATTTGATTGAAAATATTTATAACTTTGAAAATAACCAAAAATAAGAATATCTCTTGATGGATTTAACATTTCAATCATAGGTAATTCATTAAAAGTATAATCTTTTTCACGTATTAAATGTAATTTTGGAAATTCATTTATAGTAAAAATTTTTAATCTTGATAAAAAATCATCCCAATATGTTTTTCTTATTGTTGTTGAACCACTACCCAAATTTTTAATATTACTAAATTTAAATTGTTTTCTTATTTTAATAGCATAAGATATTGTAGCAAAAATTTGGAAAAGTTGATTTCCAAGACCACCCATTAAATTACAAGTAATCATGTATTTAATTATTAAGATTTATATTTAAATTGTTAAATAGACCAATCAATTTTTTGATTTAATTTTAATTCAACTTGTTTAAAAATATTTGAACCAAAGAATCCACGATTTGCTGCCATTGGTGATGGATGAACTCCTTCAATTATTCTCTCTTTATTATTTATAAAACACTTTTTGGCTTTCGCAAAATTACCAAGAAGTAAGAATACACAATTTGGATTTTGTTCACTTACAAATTTAATTGCTTCATTTGTAAAATCTTCCCATAAATCCATCATGCTTCCTGGTTTTCCTCTAATAACAGAGAGAGAAGCATTTAAAAGAAATATTTTTTCCCTATAAAACCAGTTTTCAAGATTACCAGATTTAAAATTATAATATCTCTCTGGAAATTCAGCTTGTAATTCTTTATAAATGTTTTTCAATGAAGGAGGAATTGCCTTTCCATTAGGAACTGAGAAACTTAATCCATGCGCTTGACCAGGTCCATGATAGGGGTCTTGACCTAATAATAATATTCTAATCTCTCTAACATCCATTTCAAAGACTTTGAAGATATGTTCTTTTTTTGGATAAACTTCATCTTTCTCGTACAATTGTAGAATATCATCAAAAATAAATTGTTCAAACAATGGTTTCCAAGATTCATGATAAGTATTCATATATTTAATATTACATCTCGTCCTTCTCCCCCCTCGGCTGGCTGTCTAAGGTGGACCGGTCCATTAGGTTATAAATAATTATTTACAATCATGATCGACCATTATTTTAATTAATTCATCAAATGAAGTTTTTGGTTTCCATCCCAATTCATTTTGTGCTTTAGAAGAATCTCCTAATAATTGATCTACTTCAGCAGGTCTAAAATATTTTGAGTTTATAAAAATTAATTCTCTCCCAGTTAAACTATCATAACCAATTTCATCAACACCATTTCCTTTCCATTGAATTGAAAAACCTTTATAATTAAATGATTTTTCAATAAATTCTTTAACGGTATGCATTTCACCTGTTGATAAGACATAATCATCGGGTGTATCTTGTTGTAACATAAGCCACATTCCTTCTACATAATCTTTAGCATATCCCCAATCTCTTAATGAATTTATATTGCCCATAACCAATTTATTTGTTTCACCTTTTAGAATTTTACTTAAACCAATTGTAATTTTTCTTGTTACAAAATTATGTCCTCTTCGCTCAGATTCATGATTAAATAGAATACCATTACAAGCATAAAAATTATAAGCTTCACGATAGTTTTTAACGATCCAATAGGAATATAATTTTGCCACTCCATATGGACTCCTTGGATAAAATGGTGTAGTTTCTTTTTGTGGTACCTCTTGAACTTTACCGTATAACTCAGATGTAGAAGCATGATAAAAACGAGTAATTTCTTTTAAATTATTATTAATTATAGCTTCTAATAGTTTAAGTGTACCAAAAGCATCAGTATCTGCTGTATATTCAGGCATTTCAAAAGATACTTTTACATGAGATTGAGCAGCCAAGTTGTAAACTTCTAAACGATTCATCTTTGGATATAGATTTTTAATGTCATTTAAAATTTTAAACAAACTAGCACCATCAGTTAAATCACCATAATGAAGAATTAAATTTTTATTTTTAAAAATATGTTCGATTCTATTGGTATTTATATTTGAACATCTTCTAATGAGACCATGAACAATATAATCTTTTTCCAATAATAATTCAGCTAAGTAAGAGCCATCTTGTCCTGTAATTCCTGTTATAAAGGCAATTTTCATAGTAATGATTATATAATAAATTTAATTTTAATATATTTTTTTTAAAATTGAATAAATTAAAATAAAATAAATAAATATCAATAAAGATAACAAATGTTTACAACAACTTATAGACCTAAGAAAATTGAAGATTTTATTGGCAATAAACAAATAATTCAACCATTTATAGAATGGTTATTAGAATGGAATCCTGATAATAAGAAACAAAAATGTGCTTTAATATCAGGAATATGTGGTATTGGTAAAAGTTTATTTGTGGATCTAATGCTGAAGAAACACGATTATAATATTATAGAAATTGCTCTTGATGATGATAGAGATAGTAATTTTATGATAAATAATATAAAACCTTCATTAAAAACAAAAAAAACTTTTAATGATAAAGAAAATGTCTTAGTAGTTAGTGATATTGATAGTGGACAAGATTATGGTTTTATATCTGCACTAGTGGAATGTATAAAAGACAGTAAAATACCAATAATTTGTATTTGTGATAATCGTTATGATCAGTCGATTAAACAAATATTAAATTATTGTATAGATTTTAAAATGAATAAGCCCATATATCAGGACATATATAGATTAATATATAATATAGTAATAACAGAAAAAATTAGAATAAAAGAGTCAGAGATAAAAGAACTATATGAACAATCAAATGGCGATATAAGATTTATAATAAACACACTTCAATTTGGAATGAGAAAAAGCAAAAAAAATATTCAAAGTTCAAATATATTTGACACCACAAGTAAATTATTAATGATGGATGAGACAATAGAAAATAAATATGAAACATTTTGGTTATCAAACGATTTACATCCATTAATGATACAGGAAAATTATATAAACAATACTTTAAATGCAAGAAATGAAGTAAATAAATTGGAAAATATATCATTTTCAGCAGATGCTTTATCAGATACAGATATATTCGATAAATATGTAAATATGACGAACTGGGAGTTTGAACCGCATGTTGGGTTCAGTACAATTAGAGCAGCATCAAAATGTAATAAGAAAGCAATGATAAAATTTCCACAGATACTCGGTAGAATTTCAACAATGTATAAAAACAAAAGGGAAAAATTAAATTATGAGGATGTTGAATTCTTTAAAAAGGAAAAAACAGCCGTTAAAAAGGTAACAGAACCAAAAGCAAAAAAAATAACGGAACCAAAAACAAAAAAGGAGACAAAGTCAAAAACAAAGAAATAATATATTTAAAAAGTATTTAAAGAAAAATATATTATTTATAAAAACTACTTAAAGCGCTTTAAATTAAAAATTATATTATATTTTTTCTCTCCATTTTAAAGCATTCAAAACCTCCGCATAAGACCATGTCAAATCATATGCTGATATTTGTTTTCCATTATTTTTATCTATTTGTTCATACATATGAAAATCATATGGCTCTATATATTTTTTTATTCGATTTAATATTCCATCACCTTGTAATTTAAATAAATTTACTAAATCTTCTGGCAAATCTTTTAAATTTAAAGCTATTAACCACATATACTTTGTTTCAGTACTCATTGTTTTTCCCTGTTTTAATTGACCAGCAATTCTATACATTATTGAAGCTAATGCTGCTGTACTTAATATCCAAGGATTACCTCCAGCATATATATCACCCGGATATCTACCATATAAAATACCATAATATGACATATCATATTTATTAATTGGATATTCACTACTAAATACCAAATTATAAAAATAAATTGTTGATGCTACTTCATATGATAATGGATCTAAAAAATTGTCTTCGCTATCATAACCATCATTTAAACCAACAATTACAGCTCCATCTACAGGTCTATTATTTGACTCATAAAAATAATAACCATTCCAATGTGTTAAATATATATTTGATTTTATTAAATTGGATATTGTTTTCCAATTTGTCTCATCATCATTATGGCCTAATTTTGCAGCAAATTTAGCACCTAATGAAAGTGCTTTTGCCATCGTTACTCTATTCCAGAAAAAATCTGTATTTGTTATTTCTTCCCATAAATCACATGTATTATCATCATAACCATTTACTATATAATCTAAATTATTTTTTATTAAAGGCCAAGAAATATCTGTCGATATAACTGAATTTATAAGAGCTATGGCTTGTAATCCAGGACCATCATTTTGAGGACGGCACCAAGCACCTGTATAAGCAGTACCAGATGGAATATTATATTTTGGTTCTATTCTTATGTCAATATTATTTGGATCTTGTTTGCTTTGAATATTTTTTAACCATTTTGCGTAATCATTTAAATATTTTGAAGAAAATGTTGGATCAGTATAAAATTGAAGTGTATCCATAGTTAATCCACCATCTCTTGCCCAATGATAAAAATAAGAACCACCAGGAGTATTTAAATCGGGCGCAGCAGCAACTGCTCCTGTTGAATTTATATCTATATTGGCAAGAAAATAATTAAAAAATATATGTATCTCATTCTCCATAAATGGAGTATTAGAATTGAAATTTGGTTTATAATAATTATCTTTATTATATTGATTAGGATATGTACAGTAAGGTGATTTATCATTAGTAGGTTGCCAGCAACAACCCTTATTAATACATTCTTCTTGATTTATTCCTGTATAACCGCAATCTGTTTTTCCATAAGAACTTGCTGTTTCAGGACAAATTAAACCCTTTACTAAGTGGATGATAGAGAGAAACAAAATAAACTTACCCATAAATATAATGAATAAATTATTTTAAGCCATTTATAAAAATATATTAAATTGAACTTAAAGAATGAGGGCTTTCAATGTCTTTAAGTATTCTTAATATATAATATTTCAAATCAACTTAAAGACCAAAAACCCATTTTCACTACAACCATGTAGTATAATGTCTGGAATTTTTCAAAAAGTCATGGAGTGAAAAAAATTTTTTTAATTTGGGAAAAGTTTTTTTGGAATCGAAAAATGGACATTTTTGGAATTTAAAAATGTCCAAAAAAAAAAAGTGTCGATATTTTGCCGACTTTTGTTTTCTTCCTTACCATATTTTAAAATTAAGGTAAGGCGACCAAAAAAATAATTTTCATTTTGTTACGATAATTTTTTTTATAAGAATTTAAAGATTTTTGTCTATGGAAATAATATGGAAATGTCTGGAAATGAAATTAAGCAAAATTCAGCAGAAGATTTTGCTTGCCCAACTTGTAACTATTTTACATGTGATAAAAAACTATTTACAACTCATGTTTTGAATACATGTGGTAAGGAGGAAATAAATGGAAATAATTGCTTAAGCAAAAAATATAAATGTTTAACGTGTGACTATTTTACGGATAGAAAAAGTAATTTAGACAATCATTTTAAAAGTCTTCGTCATCACAAGGAAATAAATGGAAATTTGCTTAAGCAAAAATTAAGCAGTGACCATAATTGTGAAAATTGTGGTAGAGTATATAAAACTAATGCAGGATTATGGAAACATAAAAAAACATGCAATGAAGAAATTTATTGTAAGACCATAACCCAAGTGCAACCTATTCAACAACCAGGCACCCAAATAACTACAGAATTAGTTATGGAATTAATAAAAGATAACAAGGAGATGAAACAAATTATTCTTGAACAACATAACACCATAAACAATCTAGTTAAAAATGGAATTAATAATATTAATACAAATACTAATTGTATGAATAATAATAAAACATTTAATCTTCAGTTTTTCTTAAATGAGACGTGTAAAGATGCTATGAATATTACAGACTTTGTTGAATCTATTAAAGTTCAACTATGCGATATTGAAAACATGGGTGAAGTAGGATATATTGAAGGTATTTCAAATATTATTACTTCAAACTTGAAGGCACTAGATGTGACAGAAAGACCGGTTCATTGTACAGACAAAAAGAGGGAAACTATTTACATAAAAGATGACAATAAATGGGAAAAAGAGGATGATAACAAGTCTCGACTACGAAAAGCTATTAAGAAAATAGCATCAAAAAATCACAAATTACTTCCTGCATATAGAGAGAAATATCCTGGGTGTCAATATGCTGAGTCTAAACATGCTGATAAATATAATAAGATGGTTATAGAAGTTTTAGGTGGTGAAGGAGATAATGATGCTGAAAAGGAAGACAAAATAATTAGAAATATATCCAAAGTAGCTACCATCAAAAAAGATTAAATAATAAATTGAATATTTATTTTATTATTTATTTTGTTCAATAAATTGTTTATGTTTATTACTTCTATAGTGTTCTGATTTACCAGAACATCTTACCACTGAACCACATTCACAAGTAAATGTTTCTTTTTGTTTTTGTAATATTTTTTCTTTATTTTTTTGATACCATTCTTCCTTATAATTTTTTATTTTTTCTTCATTATTTTCTTTATACTCTTTTACTTTTGCCTTTATTTCTTCTTTATGTTCTTCGTAATATTTATGTGTTTGTTCTTTAATTTCTTCTTTATGATTTTCATTATATATTTTCTTAAATTCTTTAATTTTTTCTGAATTTTTCTCTCTATATTCTTTTTGTTTTTGACGTAAAATTTCGTTCTTATCTTCTTCCGTAATCTGTTGTTCTGGCTCATTTATTATCCCACAAAGTTTATTTTGATAATCAATGTGAATTTTAGATTGCAGATGTCTATGTTTATTTCCAAATGTATATTGGTTGCCACATTCACAATTAATTATTTGTGACTTTTGTTCTTTTAATTTTTCTTTATTTGCTTCACGCCATTCTTTTTGTGCTTTTGATGCTTCCTCTTTATGTGCTTCTCTATATTCCTTTTTCTGTTCAGATAATTTTTCTTTATTTTTCTCTCTATATTCTTTTTGTTTTTCAGCAATTTGTTCCTTATTTTCTTCCGCGTATTGTTTTTGGTATTCAAGCTTCTTTTCTTTATTTTCTTCATAATTTTGTTTTGCTTTTTCTAAAATCTTTTCTTTATTATCTTCATACCAATCTTGTTTATAAATTTGTGGTTGTTCTTTACATTTCGCATACGGTTTATTTACATTTAGCTTTGCTCCTAATTTTAAAATCCAATTATGTTCTATAGATTCAGCTTCTCTCTTGTTTTTACAATTATGTTTTTCAAGTTCAATCATTAACCAATTTTCCCAACCACCATTTTCTCTAATAAAATTATAAACGTAGCGATTATAATTAATATTGTTTTCATTACAACAATTAGTTTTATGTGTATTTTTTCTTTGTGTGAAATTTTTTGTATGACCGATATAAATGTCAGTTATTTGTGGGTCTTTACAGCAAAGTTTATAAATAATAATTTCATATAAATCCGTTTGATTATCATCCATTATACTATATTATAACTAAGTTTCTTTAAATATTTATTTTTATTTATTTTTATTTATTTTTATTCAATTTTAAATTAAAATCAAAAATCTTCTGTAAGATTAAATGCTTCATCAGCGTTAGATTTATTTGCTAAAGCATAATCAGAGACGATACGCTCAAAGAAATTTGTTTTCCCTTCTAAACTAATTAGATTCATAAAATCAAAAGGGTTACTTACATTATAAATCTTTTTGTAACCAAGTTGAACTGCTAATCTGTCAGCAACGAATTTAATATATTGTGTCATTAAATCAGAATTCATTCCAATTAATTTACATGGTAATGCCTCACAAATAAATTCAGTTTCAATTTCAACAGCTTCTTTAATGATTTCATGAATACGAGCCTTATCAATCTTCTTTTGAAGTTTACTATATAAAAGAATAGCAAATTCACAATGAAGTGCCTCATCACGTGAAATTAATTCATTAGAAAATGTAAGACCTGGCATTAATCCACGTTTCTTTAACCAATAGATACTACAAAATGCGCCACTAAAAAAAATTCCCTCTACACAAGCGAAAGCAACTAATCTAGTCGCAAAACTGCTTCTATTATCGTGAATCCATTTTTGAGCCCAATCAGACTTCTTTTTAATACATGGATAATTAGAAATAGCATTAAAAAGCTTATCTTTTTGCTCTTTATTTTTTATGTATGTTTCAATTAAGAGACTATAAGTTTCAGAATGAATATTTTCCATTGCAATTTGAAATCCGTAAAAGGCTCTTGCCTCAGCTAGTTGAACATCATTCATGAAACGCATAGCTAAATTCTCCAAAACAATTCCGTCACTAGCCGCAAAAAACGCCAATATCATAGAAACAAAATATTTTTCCTCAGCATTTAAGCTTTCCCAATGAACAATATCCTTTGTTAAATCAATTTCTTCTGCTCTCCAAAAACAATCAACTTGTTTCTTATACATTTTCCATATGTCATCACATTTAATAGGAAACATAACGAAACGATTATCGTCTGGGGCTAATAGTAGTTCTGTTGAATTTTTTGACATCCTAAATAATATATAATAAAGATTTTAAATTTTTTTCATAAATATTAAAATAATTGTTTATTTTAAGAATGGATATTATTCCTTATGAGTCAAGAATTATTATACCACTAAGAGAAAGTGATGAACAATTTATTGAAATTCAAAATTTAATTGATGCAAAAAGAAAATTTTTGATTGATAAACAAAAAAAATTAAGATTTATTGCAAGACAAAATCGTTTTTTAGAAGCTGTTAAAAATGATTATAAAAAATATAATGATTATTTAACTCAACAAAAGAGAGATCAAATTAGAGCTCTAGAAGCTTTGGATGAATATATAAAAGATTTGACTATTTCAGGAAAATTAACAAAACATAATATTGAAGACGCAAAGGTAGAGCAAGCAAAAATATTAAGAGAAGTAAAATCAATTAAGGAAAATTTAGATTCAATTATAAATAATGTTGATGATGTACAAATTTCTTTAAATAAAAAGAAATATAATTCACTTTAAATATCATATAAATTAAATTTTATATTAGTTTAATATATATGTCGACATCAAATGATTTTATAACACAGTTTGAAGCTAGTATGTCAAAACTTGCTAACATAAGAAGAGCAATACAAGCAAATATACAGATGAAGGAACAATTTTCAAATAATATTAAAGATAGCTTAACTCAAATAAATAGTAGCTTAAAAGATTTAGCAGGAAAAATAAGTGCGTTAAAACAAACCGCAGATGATTTACAATTACAAGTAAATAATAATACTACATCAATAGGAGATAAGGAGAATGAGTTAAGTCAATTGAAAGCTCAAATACAACAAATGCAAAGCGATCGTGATGCTGCTATTAGTAAACTTAATGATGATAAACAACAATTAGTAGATCAATTAAATCAAAAACAAAGTCAAATTGATCAATTGGAAGCTCAATTAAGAGATTTAACTAGCATAAGAGATAATTTAATTGCTGAGAGAGATGCTCTAAAGAATGAAATTCAAGGAAAGGGTGATCAAGCTCAACAGCATGCTGACGCTATTCAAAAATTAACTCAAGAAGCACAACAAAGAGAAGCTGATTTAAATAATAAAATCAACGATTGCGACGCTAAGATTCAACAATATGAACAACAAATTAAGGATAAAGACGCAGAAATTGCTAAAATAAATGCTGATCATCAAAATACACAAGGAGTTGCTCAAAATGCTGCTCAAGATTTACAAAATCAAATAGATAAATTGACACAAGAAAATCAATCATTAATACAAAGAATAGTTCAGGCAACTCAAGCTATAAATGAAGCAGCAGATGAATTAAACTCAATTGCTCAAGCAGTTCCTAATGCTCAAACACAACAAGAAGTTAGTCAATTACTAACACAAATTGAACAATCCTTAGAAAATATTGGTCGTGCTATTCAAGGACAAACAGCAGCAGCTCCACCACAACAAAATATAAATCCAAATTCTCCAATTGAAATTGTCGACTTAAGTTCTGGACAAAAAGTAAATGTACCATTTAATGTTATTAGAGAAATGCTTGTAAATAAAGCTAAACAGTTTCCATCAGGACAAAATAATAAATATGCAAATGCCCTTAGAGATTTGCGCAATATAACAGATATAAATGATGTTATGGGTATATTGGATAAAAATGCAATTGAATTCAAAAATAATAAAATAATGGGCGGTCGTAAAACAAAAAAGGTTAGAAAGCAAAAAGGTGGTTTTACTTATAAATCAACATCTCGACGAAGAAGTATCTTATCAACACCTAAATCAAGCAGACGTACATCAAGAAAAAGTTCTAGATAATACGTTAATATTATATTTACCTACTAATTAAATATAATAATTAATCTTTTTTTTTTAAATATTATATATATAATGAAACTTAATTCATCTGTAACTAAATTTTTAACCAATAAGTGGGTTTTAAATATTGTTGCTCTTTTGGCACTATTTAATGTAATTGGATATGCTGTAACCGGAAATAATGATGCTGTTTTATATTTTATAATAATAGCTGTTTTAGCAACATTCTTTAGTAAAAATATGATTATAGTTTTAGGTATTCCTTTAATCGTTGTCAACTTATTATCACTTAAGATGATTAGAATTGAAGGAATGGAAAATAATACTAGTAATACTACAGAAAGTAGTAAAACTGATAGCAATAAAACTGAGACTACTGATAAAATAAGTCAAGATCAAACAAAAATAAATGAATTAGTAAAGAAAAATTCTGATACTAAATCAAGTCAAGGTCTTCAAATGCATAATATAGACACAGAAGTTCATGATAAAGCAGACAATGCTGCTCAATCAACTGGTGGAAGTCAAGAAGGTAAATCAGGTTTTGAAGTTGGACGTCGTAAAAATAGAGGTTATGAAATCGACTATGCTACAACAATCGAAGATGCTTATGATGAATTAAATAATATATTAGGAAGCGATGGAATACAACGTTTAACTTCTGATACTCAAAATTTAATGAAGCAACAAATGCAATTAGCTGAAGCAATGAAAGATATGGGACCTGTAATTAAATCTATTGCTCCTATGGTTGAAAACTTAAAAGGTATGGTCGGTGATATGGGTGATGGAAAAAATGGATTAGGAAGTATTCTTGATTTAGCTAAAAAATTTTCTAGTCAAGCAGCTCCTGTATAATAATATAACTATTTTAATATTATATATTATATAATATGAAAAAATGTCCACCAGGTGTTATTTGTATTGAAAATTATTCAATGTTTTTTATAATTATTTGTATATTAATTTTAGTATATCTTTTTTATACAACTTTAATTAAGCAAAATGTAATTGTTAATAATTCTTCTACTGAGAAAATAGTAATTAAAGACACAACTAAAGAAAATACAGGATTAGGAAATTGGTTTGGCGGTTGGATTCCAAGTTGGCCTTATACAAATTTACCAAGTGATCCTTTATTAAATCCATATGCACCTCCACTTCGTGATGAAAGATATTTTGTTCCAGGAATTCAACCTTATGGAAGGGCTGTTCCTCCTGGTATTGTGCCAATAAATGTATCCACAAATATTGGAGCTGTTGATACTCAATATAGACAATTGGGTATTTTAACTGCTTCAAATACAAAAGGAAAAATTATTCCTCTAATGGGAAGACCATTATTTGTTAACCGAGATAAATGGCAATATTATACTAATAGTGATCAGTTAAATAGTATGAGATTACCAGTTTCACGAAACGGTAAAAGCTGTACAAATGAATATGGTTGTGATAAGTTATTTAATGGAGATACAGTATATGTTGAAGGTATTAATGAACCTTATAGAGTTACTTTATATGATAATGATACCATTAAATATTTGCCATTTATTTAAAATTTTTATAAAGTATTTTTTATTAATAATACAATTAAATATAAAATTATTACATCAATTAAAAACATTACTATAAAATGAATTATTTTATTTTGAGCTAAATTATTAAGTTTATTTTCTGGATGTGTTTTATTCCAGTCATTTTCAAATTCTTTTAGAATATCATAGACAAAAAAACCAGCCACAATAAGTAGTGCGGTCCTTAAAGAATATAAAAAAATTTTTTTATGAGTAAGATTAGTAATCATATTTTATATAATATATGTATATATTTATTATATAAATTAGTTTTTTTTAGTTTTATTTTTATTTGTTAACCTAAAACGTCTTGTACGTTTAAATTTCGATCCACCTTTAGATGCTCCCATAGTTTCGGCAGCATTTTTTACTGCATTAAAACCATTTTGTGGATTTTCACCAAATTTTGATGATAAAATATTCTCCGATACTTTTTCTGATACACTATCAGTTATATAATCAACCACTTGAGTGAGGGATTGAATTAATTCTTGTTTATCTGGTATGGCTGTCATATCTCCTGTTGTTTGCTCACTAACGTCTTGAGATGGAATATTATTATCTTCAACTAGTTGTTCAGTTGTGTCTTCAACTGGTTGTTCAGTTGTGTCTTCAACTGGTTGTTCAGTTGTGTCTTCAACTGGTTGTTCAGTTGTGTCTTCAACTGGTTGTTCAGTTGTGTCTTCAACTGGTTGTTCAGTTGTGTCTTCAATTGGTTGTTCAGTTATGTCTTCAACTGGTTGTTCAGTTGTATCCTCAACTGGTTGTTCAGTTATGTCTTCAACTGGTTGTTCAGTTATGTCTTCAACTGGTTGTTCAGTTGTATCCTCAACTGGTTGTTCAGTTGTATCTTCAACAGGTTTTTCAGTTGTATCCTCAACTGGTTGTTCAGTTGTATCTTCAACAGGTTTTTCAACAGATTGATCAATAGTTTCATCAATCGGTTTATCTACAGTATCTTTAGCTGTTTCATTAGTTATATCTTCAATAGGTTGTTCGCTAATGTTCTCTGTTGTTTTGTCTACTTCATCTGTAATAGGTTGATCTGTCAATTGGTCAGCATTATTAATATCGGGTTTATCAGTTATTTGTTCTACAGATTCATCAACCGGTAAATTTAACGGTTGATCATCAGTAGTTACAATTTGTGATTTATCAGTTTGTTTTTCTGGAAAAGATTCCATTTTATCGTTTGTATCCAAATCATTTTTAAAGTCGGTATCCACATTTGATGTATTATTTTCATCAATTTTAGGGGTATCTTCACCACCACGATATTTTTTATAGTTAAAACGTTTTAAAGTTTTTCTAGCTAAATTTAATTTTTTTTTATTTCTAAATGTTCTTCTTTTATTGGAACGTTTATTTCTTTTAGGTTTTTTTAAAGTCTGTCGCTTCTTATTGTATAATTTAGATATTTTACCTTTAGTTAATTTCATTCTTATATAAATAAATTAATATTTTTATTTATATAGTTATATTAATGAGTAATCAAAATATAGATATATCATTAAAAAATGTTGTAGGAAAATGTGATTTAAAATGTTCATATGCATTTAAATATACTGAGAGTAATACAACAGCAAAAAATAATGGTGTTGTAATAAACTTAACTTACGATAATAGAAGTATACCTCCAGTAACATATAATGGTGAAAAATATCAAGTATCAAATATATCAATTGTATCTCCATCAATTCATAATTTTAATGGTTCATTAATGCCAGGTGAAATATTAATAGAACATGTACCTATAAAAGGTGGTAATAAGTTACAAGTTTGTATACCATTTTCTTCATCATCAGAATCATCTACAGCGTCAAATATATTGACTGAAATAATAAATAAGGTAGCAGCAAATGCTCCCAGACAAGGAGATTCTACCAATTTAAATATTTCAAATTTTAATCTTCAAAATATTATTCCAAAAAAACCATTCTTTTTGTATTCTAATAATACTGATGATTATTTAGTTTTTGGTTCCATTGATGCTATTCCTTTAAGTTCGTCAACAATAACTACTTTACAAAAAATAATAAAACAATTTTCATTACCAACACCTGGTAATAATTTATTTTATAACAGTAAAGGTCCAATAAGTGGTTTACAAATAGGTAAAGATGGAATTTATATATCATGTCAACCAACAGGTTCTTCAACTGAGGAGACAGCAATAACTTATGATATAAATAGTTCAAGTGTCGATTTTTCTAATGTTATAAATAGCCCAATATTTCAAACATTTATTTTGATTATTATAGGATGTATATTATTTATAATTGTATTTTATGGACTAAGTAGTTTTTATAACTATATATCAAAAGACAATATAAAGTTGCCAAACTTACCAGGTATACCAAAAATGAATTAGATAATAAAATATGTTTTAAATAAGTTATTATTTAATTAGAAGAATTAATTGGAGAAGCATCATATAGATTATCAAGTAAAGGTTTATATGTAGCAGATGTTAATGGAGAACCAGAACGAACAAGAGGAGCCATTCTAGCAACAACTTCTTGTTCTAAAGTATAAGGAAATTGATTAAACGCTGTAAATTGTGATATTTTTTTCTCCTCAGAAGGGGCATAAGCTTGTAATGCTGCTAGACCAGTTGTATCAGATGATCGACGCATCAAATCAAATGCTACTAAAGCTGCTATAACTGCTAAAATAGGATTAGCATTCATAAATAAATAAATAACGACTAAAATAATTACAACCTTTCCAATAATATTATCAATTAAATTAGCAACAATATCAGGTGTCTTTAATCCCATTACTAAGTAAATAATCATTAATATAACCAAAACAAATTCACCCATATGTTCTTTTTTTAAAAGTTCAGTGAAACTATCCATATATCATATTTATAGATTTTATTTTTTCACCTTTTAAGAAAGGTGGAGACAATTAGTGTAAAGAATATTTATAACGTTTGCTAAAAAATAATTACTTTAGTCTACACCTTTATTAAAGGCATAAAACAACATAAAAACATTATTCTAAATATATTAAGTATGAATACCTATCTTGGTCAAAAAGGATACACAATACCTAAAAGCGAATTAAGTATTGAAAAACAAAAACAAATAAGAAACGACTTAACAATAAAACCATTTGTAATGGGTGCACCATCAAATGATATGAAAACATTTCCTGCTTATAGAGAATCACCAAATAAGTTTTATGTTCCACATTATTATGGAATTGAAAATTATGGAGTACCTAAAGAATATAAGATATCTCAAGGTATAGATGTAAATTTGGACTTTAACGGAAAACTGAGGGAAAACCAAGAAATTGTTGTAAATACTTATTTAAATCATGTAAATAAAGTTGGATTTGGTGGAGGTCTACTCGAATTACCATGTGCGTATGGTAAGACGGTGCTTTCACTTAATATAATCTCTCGATTAAAGAAGAAAACATTTATCATTGTTCACAAAGAATTTTTAATGAACCAATGGATAGAGAGAATAGAACAATTTTTACCTGGAGCAAGAGTTGGCAAAATTCAGGGCCCTATTATTGATATAGACGATAAAGATATAGTAATTGGAATGTTACAAAGTTTATCTATGAAAGAATATCCAGCTTCGATATTTGATAATTTTGGATTGACAATTATAGATGAAGTACATCATATATCAAGTGAAGTATTTTCAAACGCACTTTTTAAGTTGGTAACAAAATATATGCTTGGATTATCAGCCACTATGAATAGAAAAGATGGTACAACACCAGTTTTCAAAATGTTTTTAGGTGATATTATATTTAAGGGTAAAAGAGATGAAGAAAGAGCTGTTACTGTTAGAGCAATTGAATATTATGTTGATGATGAAGAATTTAACGAAGTAAAATTAGATTATAGAGGTAAACCTCAATATAGCACTATGATTTCTAAATTATGCGAATATAATAGACGTAGTGAATTTATTTTAAAAATTCTCACTGATATGTTAAATGAAAACCCTAACCAACAAATAATGATATTAGCTCATAATAAAAACTTGCTAAAATATTTACATGATGCTGTAGCACATAGAAATATTGCTACTGTAGGTTATTATGTTGGTGGAATGAAAGAATCCGCACTAAAAGAAACTGAAACAAAGAAAGTAGTTATAGCAACTTATGCAATGGCAGCTGAAGCACTTGATATAAAAACACTTACAACTCTTATAATGGCAACTCCAAAAACTGATATTGAGCAAAGTGTTGGTCGTATTCTTAGAGAGAAACATAGTAGTCCAATTGTAGTTGATATTGTTGATAGTCATGATTTATTTAAAAATCAATGGCGAAAGCGTAAAACATTTTACAAAAAAGAAAACTATAAAATAATTTATACAATTAGCACAAATTATTCAACTGATTATTCAAAATGGACTTTAGTTTATAATCCAAACCCAGATGGAGCAAAAGAATGTAAACCGAAGAAAAGTAAAAAAGCTATATCAGTTAAAAGTAATAGCTCAACTGATAAAAGTATTACACATGACTCGGAACCAGAAGATGATAATGAAGAACCAGAACCTGTCACTAAAACAGACAAATATATGTGTGAAGTATGTTATCTTAAAGTAAATAAATAAGATTTAAAGACAAACATCATATTTTATAAAATGTCAAAAAGAAATTTTTTAAACCTATTTAAGCAATTTAATCATATTGATCATACAACTGATATGATTTGTAAAAGTGTTTTTGAAGTAACAAAAAATAATTATAAAAATTCAAATGATCTTATTAAATTTAATATTTTAACATATAAAAATTTATATAGAAATTGGGGTGAATTAGGAATTTTAAATCATAAAGATAATGAAATTTCTCCATTAATATATGGATTAATAAATTATAATATTGAAAAGATTGATTCAAGCTTACGTTCTGCTTACTCTGTTCAGTCATCTTTAGTTATTAATCCAATTGAAAAATTTGGAACTGAATATATTAAGAATAAATATTTGAATAAACTGTATTCTGGGGAAAATATAGGGTGTTTTGGTTTAACAGAGCCTGAATCAGGTTCCGACCCTGCTAGTCTAAAAACTAAGGCTATTCAAAATAAAGATTATTATATTGTTAATGGAAGTAAAACATGGATAACAAATTCACCAATTGCTGATATATTTATCGTTTGGTGTAAAGATGAAAATGGAAAAATAATCGGTCTCGTTACTGAAAGACAAGATGGCATTGAAACACCAATATTGACCGATAAAATGTCTTTATTAGCATCACCAACTGGAGAAATATTTTTTAATGACGTTAAAATACCAAAAACAAATAAATTAAATATTGTTGGATTAAAAGGTCCATTTGATTGTCTTAATAAAGCAAGATACGGTATCTCTTGGGGTGTTGTAGGTGCTATGGAAGATATAATTAATACTACAATTGATTATACACAAAATAGAAAACAATTCTCTAAGAAACTAAATAATTTCCAACTTATACAAAATGATCTTGTAAATTGTATCCAATTATATAATAATTCTTTAAATAACTCATTTGCGTCATTAAATTGTATAAAATCTTTTGATGATTTAAAAAACAACATTGGATTAATATCTTATCTTAAAAAAGTAAATTGTGAAAATGCTTTAGTTGTTTCGAGGATATGTAGAGATATTTTAGGTGGTAATGGAGTATCAAACTCTTACAATATTTTTAGACATTTAATAAACTTGGAAGCAGTAAATACATATGAAGGGACAAAAAATATTCATAATTTGATTATGGGAAGAGAATTTCTTGGAGAAAATGCATTTATATAAAAAAAAATTGATTTAAAATAATTTGAATAATATTTATTATATAAGTTATGATGAATATAACGATAACTAATGTTACAAAATTAATTAATAAGTTACTTTTACTTTTTAAAGTTAAACCAAGTGTTTTACATTTGGGTAGATGGAATATTGAAAATTGTAATAAACGAATAAATAAAAAGATTGATTTAGCAAATGAAGATCATTGTGGTCCATGTGGAAATAATTTTATATTTAAAAACAAATAAAAAAATTTTTATATAATTTTAGTTATATAAAAATTATTAAAAGATTTAATGACCTTTACTTGGGAAACCCATATTTGTATAATGATTGTAATTATCTACGCAATTTACACAATTAGATAATGGTTTAATTGGTGGAGGATTTGCGAGCGCTAATTCACTTGCTGGTAAATTAATACCAGCAACCTGATAAGTTGGAGTCATTGGTAAATTATTTTGATATTGAGAATATCCACCACGTTGGTATCTTCTATATTTACGAGTATGTTTTTTACGACCTCCAGCTAAACTGCGAGATAATTTTCGAGATAATGCTTTTTTTTTAAGCATTTTTTTTAAATGTTTAATTTTTTTACTTCCTGCTTTCATTCTCTTATAATGTTTAGTGATATTTTTTATTTTTTTTTTAAGTTTTTTAGCGCCCCCCTTAAATAAACAAATTCCAGGAACATTTCCTGCCGCAGCATCAACATTACTTTTTGCTCCTGCTAAACCAGGAAGAGGACCAGGAGGTGTACCAGGAATCTCATTACTACTAAATCGTCCAGCATATTGTGAATTATCAACATTTACATATGAACCGTTAATATTGCTTAATGGTGCTATATTTCCATAACCCAAATTAGAAGCATCTGTTCCAGCTGACATATATATATAATATATAATTATATTTATTATTTTATATGTTTAGATGTGAGTCTATTTATAGTATTCTTTATTTCATTTATATCTGTTACACAAATGTTATTATCCACTAATTTAATTGGAACCCATTTTTTAAATCTTTTATTAAATATACACTCAAACTTTAAAGATCTATCCAAATAAACAAATTTATCGATATTTGCATTTTCAAATTCATCTTCATCATCACTTTCTTCTAATTTATCTAAATCATCATTTTCTTTTATTTTTCTAAATAGACTATTCATCATAATACTTGTTTTGTAGTCAGGAATACATGCAATATTATAATATTTATCATTTTTGCTATATAAATGATATATATCATTTTGTATATCTGGTTTAACTTCAAATACAATTGATTTATTATAATTCTTTGTTGTTAAAAATTCTTTTTTAAATAAACTTTCATTTTGTGAATTATTTTTTTGCGTTGATATAAACTCATCAAATGATAAAATAAAATAATTATTAATAATATTGAACTGAATATAATGTATTGAACTAATTTTATAAGGTAAATTTGATTTGTTTATTATATTTAAAATATCATCATTAGTTTTTAGCATTATTGGTAATCCAAATACTACAAAATTATTATTATATGATAATTGTTTAATATCATTATTAAAAATATTTAAAAGCTTATTAAATTTATTTTTCCAATTATCACTTGAAATATCATAACCCTTATAATAAAATACATCTTCAACACTAAAAAATATATTATTCATAGAATTAAAAATTGTTCCATAAAAAATTGTTCCATAACATAATGAAGTTGAAAAACAAGTTGTAATAATTTTAACATTTTTTATTTGTTTTTTATTGTTATTTTCAAGTTCAAGCAAAATACAAACGTATTTTTCATTAAATATTGTAAACCAAATAAAACATTTATTACCATCTGGAATAAGTAAAATTAAATCACAATTTGAAACCTTCTTATGTGCAATATTTTCATAAGAAAGTTTTACGTTTGGAAATGATGATAAAATATCTTTTTTTTCTTCAAATGATAGCATTTATATAATAAATAAAAGATATAGCTTTATATGGTT